TTGGTTGAGAATATAAATAAAGTTTTTATCTGTGCATACTCTCGCGTTTTTACTCAACCTGAACTTCATCAGCAAATTCGAGCTTTATTTACCGAGCAAGAGCTTTTTAATTTAAAGCTAACCTTTATCGATGTAAACCTAGTGCCTTTGCCTATCACACTGACAGGCAAGGTAGCTGCCCATGAGGACTTGTCAGCAATAGAGGCTACGCTTTCTGCTGATATCACGGCTAAATATGGCGAGAATGCGCCAATACGCACCGACGAGAGTGGTAACTTGATAGAAATCAAAACGAAGGATTTTTCACGCTTCGTTGATGATTTGGGTTTGCTGGTTGATTTTGAATTAGCGATCCCTGCGCTGGCAACGCCGAGAAAACTACCTGATTATCGTTATATTGATGTTTCCACTTCCACTATAACGATTGAGCGATAATTATGAGTAACACAGACTGGATATTAAAGCGTTTATCTACGGTTAAGCAAAATAGTGAGTCGTGGGCGCAATTGGCTAATGCATTACAGCAGACGGTTGATAATGTGTTAGAGCCTGTATTAACTAAATTCACCTCTATGCGATCATTGTTCACGGCCTCTGATGAAGATCTGGCGCTCCTAGAGGATGATTTAGGGGCTTTCTTTCATGTTGATAGGACTCTTAGCGGAAAAGATAAGGCTATCGCCATTATAGCGCGTCAAGATGATATTAATTATAAGTCGACACTCAAACCGATACAGGACAGGCTAAGTCGTGAATTTCAAGGGCTTTCTGTGCAATGGTTGCCTTTGTACGCGCACGCTACGTTAGTGCAAAACCCTTACGGCACATCACTGTTAACCGAGCTGCAAATTAACGATGCTGGCGCGTCAATAGATGACTACTTTTTAACATCAAGAGGTATCGTCAGGCTTAATGCGATTGATATCCTATCACTGGGTTACAGCCTTACTGAGTTTTCCAGTATTTTACGTGAAATCATCGAAGGCTTACGGCCTATACATATCGTTTATGATGGCGAAGAGGTGTACTTGCTGTATTCCATGGCTGACGTACCTGAAAGTATGGGTTTACCCGTAAGGAGTATTTTTAGGGACTATCCACCTTCGCCAGATGGAGATGTTTTTACAGCCAGTAGATTGATCACACGCCAATTTCAAGAGCTAACATCTACATGGGATAAGAGTGAGTACTTTCACTTAGATGACTTGCCAGCTGATATTTTTCCTATGGATACGCCATTAACTGCATATGGTGAAGTTTACTAAATATTGATTTAGGAATAAAAAAGTACTGTGTAATAATCTGTACTAACAAAATAACTAAAGGCTTAAAAATGTCTAGTGTATTCGCAAAAGCTATTCTACTTGATAAGTATTACGAGCTTAGAAGTAAATCCGCCCTCGACGGTGGAGTGAATTTTCAATTTGGCAGTTTTCGGATGGGGCACGGCTTCTTGAATGGCGATGGCACTATTGCTGACATTCCATCAACAACAACCGTGTTACCTAGTGTCTTTCATACAGGTGTGCCTGTATTGGCTTATGCAAATGGTCGCACAGCAATTAATTGCTTAATGCCAGCTGGCACAATTGGAAGTTCTGAAACAAAAAAATTCTCACTTATTGGTCTTTACGACAAAGTAGGCGATGAGTTGATAGCGATACTTGCTGGTGGCGAATTAGATTTAACTAGTGTCGACAAATTGGAAATTGCTTCCTATATCGATAATGCACTTAGCGCATAGGTGATAAATGAATTTTGACGACTTTTCTGTATCTGTTCCTAGCCGAGTTCAGGCACTAACCCAGTCTTTTAATCGTATACTGCGTGGCATTGTGCCAGCAGGCATACAACAAGGGTTCGGCGTTTCATTGGCTGGCGGCTTAATGGTTGATGTTGGTGTTGCTGGTGATGAATCTACCGCGACAGTGGGTTCAGGTAAATATTTATTAACCGTTCAAGCAATCGGCATTAAAACTATAACATTACCGATTGGCAGTAGCACGATTGTTGTTGAAGCGATTTATATTGACAATCAACCGACTACTTTTGACGTAAAGCAGATCCCTACTGGTAACGTTACGGCTGAGCACGTAATTCTTGCTGATTTTGTCATACCGCCTGCGACTGTGACTATTGCGGCTGGCATGATGGATTTAACGCGCCGTTTCAATGCTGGCTTTGCTAAAGCGTCACAGGTGTTAACTAATGTTCCGCTTGGTGCGAAATTTACCGATACTGTAAGGGCTATATCAAACAGTGTTACCTCAACAAGCACTTCAACAAGTGCAAGCTCAGCGGCAGTAAAAACGGCTTATGACAAAGGAGATGAAGCAATGTTACTTATAAATTCTGCAAGAGTAGTTGCGCGTGGTCTTACTGAGGTTGCAGGTGGGGGTAAAGTAACGATTGTTATTCCAGCCGTTGATATGGATAAGTCATTTATTATTGACTCATACCTAAATGGCGCGGCCTCTTTGACTGCTTCGGGTAGTCCACATGCAATATCGGGTACTGCGCGACTTATTTCAGCAACACAAGTTGAAGTTGAGGGCGGTAAAAAGATCGGTTTTCACAACTCAGTAAACCCTAAAGTCAACTGGACGGTACTAACAAATGACTAATTTTTATTATGCACAAATAGACGAGCAGAACATTGTATTAAGTATTTTAGATTACCCAAGCGAAGTAATAGAGCCTGGTTATATTGAAATATTGAGTTTTACCAGCGCGGTTGTTGGTCAAAAATATAATAAAACCACTAACAGTTTTTTTGATGTGGTAGTGCCTGTTGTAGAAGTTATTTATAGGAAAATAACCGTGGCGGCTTTGTATTTACGACTTGGCACAAAGTTACCTGAGTTGTTGCAATTGGCTGATGTTTTGGCAAATCAGGGAGATTACGCCTTAAAGGCTGATTTAATGCGTATAGATAAACTAGAGTATTTTGATCTTGATGAACCAACGGCAAAACCAAACTTTTTGGCAACGGGAAAATTTACCAGTAATGAATTAGATGTGATGTTTAGAAATGCCACTTTTAATGAAGTACCCGAAGCGTTGAAGTAATAGCCGTTATGTTAAACGAACCTGAATTGAAATTTATTGGTAATGGTTGGGCGCTATTAATAAGCCCGTTAATTACCCCATGCGGAACAATACCGGAAGATTTTAAAACCGATGGCTTTACCTTGTTTTGGTTTTTGCGTTGGTTTCATAATCCATTTGGTAAAGGGTTAGCTGCTGCCATTTGGCATGACTTTGCCTTAAAGCAAAATAACCCTCGTGCCCATATACAGTTTTATCGTTTATTACGCATTGATAATGTTAACAAAGACAAAGCCATGATTATGTATATTGCGGTTGTTAACTATGCGCGTTTTAAACAGCTTTATTACGGTGTATTACATGCAATTTCCACTAAGTTTTAATGCTCAACGCAGTGAGTTAGAAAACCTTTGCAAGCAAGTTAACGCCCTTGCTGTGCATTGCTATGAAACGAATAAAGCCTTAAGCAGTGCCTAAGGCGCGATTTTATTAGCCAATGCTATTGAAGGCACTAGCCGAACCACAAGATCAAGCAATTGGCATGCAGTGGTATGTTAATCGGGTAGAAAAGGGGTGGATTGCGGCGTGGGTGCATGATCGTTGTTATGATTTGGCGCTCAAGACGAAAGAATGGGCTGATCTACTCTTTTATAAAAATCTGCGTCGATGCGGCGTTAAGAAGTCCAAAGCAAGAAAAATGTACTGGGCGGTTAAAAAATACGGTAGAGGGAATTATTAAAAGTAAGGTCGCTATTGCGGCCTTTTTTATGTCTGTTGATTAATTCCCCTTGCACGTTTCCTATCACCCCAATAAAAACAATACTTATAGCGTATTGTTTTCTTTTTGTGCTATCGTATAGGAAATGATTATTTCCAATTAGGTTTTATGAGCGAAGAATTACAAGTTAAATGGGTGTGGAATGTGCCAGATTTACGCACAGTTAAACAGCCTGAAACGCTAAGCCCTGATGAATTCATTGATTTAGTTGAACGTATTGATAATGAGCGTTTAGATGCGCTTATTTGTGCGCGTAACCAAGCAATGCTTTGGATGAGTTACGGTAGTTGTTTTCGTGCTATCGAGGTTAGCCAATGGAAAGTAAAAGAGGCGCTTTATCCTGATGGTTCGCTAGTACACTTAACCAGATTGCGAGCAGAAGCCACAAAAGGTAAATACCCTGCCATTGCCCCTATTGTCATAGATGAACAGCGAGAATACGTTAACAGGTGGCTAGATTATCGCGTTAAGCACTGTATTAAGCTAAATAAAGATGGTGACGAGCAATACAGAGGCTTAGATCCTGAAAGCCATGTATTTCTGAGTAATTGGCGCGGTACTTGGCAAAATTTCTCATTAACCAAAAAAGTGAGCAAGGGCAAAAATTACCTTGTTGCTACGGCAGTGCAAAACCTACTTAGTAAGCTTTATAAAAATTATGGCTTTAGTAATTCAAGTTCGCACACTGGGCGGCATAGTATGGCTAGACTTGCTCAGAAGCTACTAAATAGAAAAGAATTAGACACTGATCCTATAGTGCAAAATTTATTACATCATAGGGACATTAAAAGCCAACGCGACTATACAGACGTTGATTTTAACCACATTAGAAAATGCGCTAAAGAAATGTTTCCGAAGCCAAAGAAAAGAGGCAGAAAGCCAAAAAATGACTAAAGAAGAGTTTAACGCATGGGCTGAAAAATACAGTCTTACCATTGAGCAAGCGGCAAAAGTGCTAGGCACTTCAAGAGCTAACGGTTTTAAGTTTGCTAGTGGTGATAGACCCGTTAGTAAGCCTGTTGCTTATGGTGCTGAAACAATTGATTTACTATCTAAAAAAGAAAGTCTCAAATTGATACAAAAAAGGCTTGCATAGTCTCAAAATGAGACTATAATCAATTCAAGTTAATTAATTGAGTGCAACAGAATGATTAAGGTTATTTCAAAAAAGAATATTGAAAAGGTCAATGCTGTATCTAGTGAGATACTAGCGCTACTTAAAGCTAAGAAGTTTTTCTTTACTAGCGAATACAACGCTGACGAAAGAATCAAAGCCTCATGTGATTTGTTTTACTTAAACGATGCTATTGAGGGTTCGCGTTTTCAGAGTGTTAATACAGAATGCGCAGATGACTTGAAAAAGCTTAAATTATTAACTGTTAAGCTGTTCGCTCTTTTGAGTAATCAACGCAAATTCACTCTAGCAAAAATAAAAGATTACGCTGCTGATATAAAACCAAGATTATGCCGTGAGTTGGTTGGTGATCTTGAAGACCTTTATATTCTTGGTGAAATCACTATGACTGACATTAAGGGTGTTTACGACACGCTAAACAAGCCTTTGCCTAAAAAATACAACAAGCCTGAAATGTCTAGCGCTGCAAAAGTTATTTATTCAGCGATAAACAAAGCTATCAAGGAAGATGCACAGACAATCAGAATAAATTCAATTGCTCACTACAATAAAATGGTTAGTTTGATTGATCCTGACGGTGAATTTAAAACGGTTAAAAAGTTCTTTTATGCAGGTAGAAAAAAAATAGCTGATATGGGCGCGTTAAGGTTATGTATCGCTTGCAAATTCGATAATGAAAAGTTTTTAAAGCTTATTGATGAAAATTTTGCGGAGTGCGTTAACTACGCTGCAAGTAAGGTTGCTGACTATCACAGAGAAGATAAAAAGCCTGCTGTTAAAGTAAACTCTACTAGCGTAGGCGGCAAAGGTTTTGATGTAAGGTTAGAGCTTGATGGGCGAGCAATGTATGTACGCGCAATACCTGTTGAGGGTTATTATGTGCGCTTCCATTATCGCTACATTATCACTTAATAAATTAATTAAATGGGCGCTTAGCGCCCTATGGGAAACGGGAATTATTATGGCGTATGTTCATGAGTATATAGGTTATGAAGTTATTGATGGTGTTAGGCACTATCTAAGCAAGGATAAAACTTTGGTTACAGATAAAAAATTAGCTGTTCAAAGTGCAAGTATGATGTATTTCATCGAGCGAAATTTAGAGCCTGAAAGGGTTAAAGTTGAATTGGATTAGTTGATTTACTCCATGAGTGATTTATTTATCACTTATGCGTAAATTAATTAAGTAGGAAACGGCAAATGTCAGATATCAATTGCCCTTATTGTGGCGCAGAGAACGAAATTAATCACGATGATGGTTATGGTTACGAAGAAGATCGAAAGCATGAGCAAGATTGCGTTAGTTGTGAGAGAGAATTTAAGTTCACAACATCGATAATGTTTCACTATGAAGTTTTCTGTCAAGACGGTGATCATGATATGGAACAGCCTAGTGATGATCATCCCGATTTTTACCACTGTAAAAAGTGTGAATTTAGCGAAATTAGACGATAGGAAACGGAACGATGGGAATTGAAAATAACATTAGCCTTGATAACTTCCCCGAACAAGGTGCTTGGTTAAATCGAAAGGTTAAAGTTTGCTTTAATTACGATACTAGCAAAACGATTTTAGGCACAATTATCCGTGAAGATGTTTCAGGTGCGGGGCTTATGATTATTAACTTAGATAATGGGCGAACAGTGATGTCTACTGAGTGCCAATATCAACTTTTACCAGTATAGGAAACGGCTTTTTATGGCTAGACCAAAAACAAACGAATTACCTAGAAGTGAACAACTAAAAGTTAACCAAAGAAAAGCTCAAAAAGCTAAAAAAGAAAAAGGAAATGTTCGTTTAGAAATTTGGTTGCCAGAAAAACTACGTGATGAATTAACAAACGAAGCGAAAGATAAAAATATCAATAGAAGTGTGTATGTTTTATCTCTTATTGAACAACGAACTTAAATGGGAAACGGCTTTTATGGGTATTAAAGATAATTACGAAAGAGCAAAAAAAGACTATTACAGGTTGCGTGAAATCTGCGGTCACGACATAAGAGATTATTGTGGAGCTTGGTGCAACAACGATGTTTTAACATCAATGTTAGATAATCCGACAAAAGCGAATGCTTACAAGCATTTTTCAAGTCTTATCGACCAATACTACAGTGATGGCTTTGGTGATACCGACAGAAATATTGTTGTCGGTCAATTCGATTTATCAAATGATGAAGTGAGTGCGATTTTTGAACGAAATGGCAATATTTAACGTATAGGAAACGGCTTTTGCTAATGGCATTTTTGATAGTGTCATTTACAAAAGCAACGAGGTGTTCAGCAGGTTCTAAAATGCTTTGCAAATAACAGAGAACCGCTAGAGAGATTTAGCTTTAATGACTCTAATAAAAAATAAATGCAACTTCCGTTATCCGTATTCTATAAGTGCTAGAAATCGGACTGAGGTAACAGTAAACCCATTGAAAGCGACAATGTAAATCGTCCTTGCGTAATCAAGTAAAACTACAACCTAATTTAATATAGGAAATGGCTTTTTATGGCTAAAAGTATAGGTCAAATATGTGACAGAAGTGTCAAGCTAGCTAATGAATCAATCCGTGTTCATGCTGAGATACAAAGTTATTGTGATTTGGTTGCTCAAAAGTATTTAAACGACACTGGATTTAGCTTTTTTTCATTGCCCGATCCAATTGTTGAAGTGGTTTTTTATGGAGGTGTAAAGCCTGAATGCGGTTGGGTTTCTTTTATAAAAACCGAAGTGATCGCAGAGTTAAAGCGACTCAATGATTTTTATTAATTAACGTATAGGAAATGGAACGATGAAAATAGTTATTGATAGTTTTCAAAATAACGAGGAAGAAATTGAATCCTTGATGGAATTTTTGCAGTCAAATCAGATTAACTTTGATGTTCAGCAAAGCGAATGTCCCGAACCAAAACAGCAATAGGAAAAGGCAAGTGGAAATATTAACTCAAATTTGGGGTTGGCTGTGCATCTATTCAGCTATTGCGTTTGTAACAATTCACATTCTACCGAAGCCAAAAAATAGAAAGGAAGCTGCTTTTCAATTGTTACTATCTGGTCTTGTGGGTTGGGCTTGGTTTTTGTTTATTGAAACACCTAAACATTTAATTAAACGAGTATAGGATATGGAACATGGAATATAACGTAGTAGCAACAGGTCAAGTTAAAGTTGATGTTTACTGTGGTGATAGCTGTCAAGAGCATAAACCATACATTGAAACGCAATGTGAAGGTGATATGGCAACAGAGCAAATGGACGATTTCTCTTTTAATGCTAAGAGATTTCCTGTTGGTACAAAGATAACCGTTGAAGTGCCAACTTGCCCAAATGATGATTGTGAATTAGATGCTGAATATCAAGACGAACATAACAAATGTGAGTGTGGTTTTGATTGGAAAGTTTGGGCAGAAGAACAATATTCTTAATATAGGAGACGGACACTTATGAAAAAGGTCGTTTTAAGTCTAGGTCTTGGCTTAACAAGTAGCTCCATGGCTCAAGCTGTTAATGATTTACCCATGCCAAAATGTTTGACTGATGACAAAGTCAATCACCGTGAAAAAAGAAAGCGTAAGCAACGGATTAAAGAGCTAGGTCGCAGACAAAAACGACTAGATAAATTGAATAACTTAATATAGGAAATGGCTTTTATGGCTAAACGATTAATACCTTTACCTTGCCCCTTTTGCGGTAGTGATGAATTCGTACAGTCTTACTGTAATGGTTGGCAGCTTTGGTCGGTTTCATGTGCTACCTGTAAAGTTAATATGGAGCAAGAGGGCGGTGGTTGGGTTAAAGAAAAAGATGCTATCAATTGTTGGAATAATCGAAATTCAAACGAAGCTGTTAAGCAATCACTGTTCAAAATTGGCAAAGAAATTAATTCAGAAACACGAATGACTAAACAAGCTAAAAGCTTCGCTGTTGCAATAGTTCTAAACGAGCTTAGTGACATAGAAAATAGTCATTCTCTTAAGTAGGAAACGGCAATGAATAGAAGGCTTTTCAAGCAAACAATCACGGTTCAAGGCATGTGTAGCCAATCAGATGTTAACGGTAAGAAAACTTTAGCCGCGCAAGTTAACGTGGTCACTTTACTAAATTCCGTGACCGTAGGTAGCGGAACACCAAGCGGCAAAGCCCTTGCGAAAAATCGCTGTTTAGAATATTTGTTAGAACCTGATAGTGACATTATTTTGCCAGTGATCAACGTAAGAGTTTCACAGTGCGAATTAAATCAACATGAAAACAATTTTGACACATTATCGTTTGAATACGGGAGTGCGGAAGCAGTAACGGCTAATGACTCTTTTAATCATCATTTAAGCGCTCTTGCTAGTATCTGTAATTATGATATTGAGTTACCCGAAGATAAAGATGAAGAATACGTTTTAACTGAAAAAGATAAGTTAATGATAGAGGCAAAAACCCTTGTGAAATCGCTTGATGTGGTTGTTGTGTTTATCTTTGAATCTTAATATAGGAAATGGCTTTTAATGAAAAAAATCAATAATAAAGCGCATCAAGAAATAGCTGAACGCATTGAAAAGCTTAATAGTAACTTGGAGCAAGTGGCTAACTTCAAAGATGAACTTGAAGAGTACATGAGAGCAAAAGTAGCTGAGTTTAAGGTGGACGGGTTAACGCTTGAAGAGTTCACGGACAAGCACAATGAACTACTTGAAAACACTCACTCACTAGTAACCGAGCAAACAGGCAAAATTGATTGTTACATGGCAGACCGTAGCGACAATTGGCATGACACTGAAAATGGCGAAGCCACTCAGGAATGGCTTGAAGAATTACAATGCCTTGAGTCAGTTCTTGAAAGCCAAGTCGATTTTACTTGTGTAAGTGTTGCTTTTGACTGCCCTGATTTAGAACCTTTTGAAGTGCCACCACAACATCGTGACGGTGACGTTTAACACTAATTATTTATATAGGAAATGGCAATTATGACTAACGAATCAGAGGTACAGTTTGCTTTATGCGGTCAATGTGGTGCTAATGATTGTGATTGCGAGCCAGTTATCACATATCGCCTCATTGATAAAAATTACACTCGTCATGGTCGTGGAAAAGAACACGCTAAATTCATGATTATCGAAGATGGTAAAGAGCTTGGTTATTTATGGATGTCTAACGAGAATATCAAAGAAAATGCTGAAAATAATCCATCACAAAAAGATGTGTTATTTACTGGTTTAATTTAATAGGAAACGGCTTTTATGAGTAGTCAACGCAAGGTTTCAATGGTTGAATTTGAGGACGGTACTGTTGAAGTACTGATTTACCCTCAACGTGTAAAATATGAATTTGAATCATGGGAAGATGCGCGCTCTGCACTACCTGATCTTGAAGAGATGTAATATAGGAAACTTTTGTTATGGATAACTTACAATATGAATATTGCGAACAAGCCGAACAATATCGCTGCTTTACCCATAAGATGAATTTAATAACATTTAGTGGCTTTGGCAAAACAAAAGAAGCAGCCAAGGCCAGCTTTGTTCTCAAGCAGCCAAAACTTTCAACTGGCGAAGTTAAAAATACTGATGCAACAACTAAATACGACGAGGTAGTGATGACCGAAAGCACAAATAAGCAAATCAATGTTATCGAGGGCGCTGTAAAGGCGATGTTTTTTCTTTCGAAGGTGGTGCCTGTTTACATTGAGAGTAATGCTGGCGCAGGAAGAGAAGCATTAATAAAGGCGCTCAAAGCAAGCAATCAAGACATTGAAATTGTAGGCGACAATCAGCCGCTAACAAGCAGCAAAAAGACTTACCTCATCGATGATGTAGGTACAAATGGCGCTAAGATTGCGAAAGCAGCGCAAGAGCACGCCAAAAAGGGTGGGCTGGTTATATTTGTGACTGAGTGCGTTAAGAGTCTAGGATTGCCACCAGAAAGCATTATCAAGCACTTTGCGTTAGCTAATGGTTCGCTTGTCTGCATAAAAGACAACGATTAATGTATTGTTTTTTTATTTACATTAAAGCGCCCTAACAAAACATAGGGAATAAGTTGAAATCGTTTTATCATCACCTTTATGAATTTAACCAAGTCCAATAGCGACTTCGTTATCAATAAACAATAAAGGTCGAACTATGACGCCGCTTGGTACTTTTCCTACGTTAGAAGCCGCAAAGCTTTACTCAGTTCCAGCTGAGAAGACATACAACAGCAATGAAATGGCTATTATTTTAGCTTTTAATGATTTGTATTTGTATTTCAAAAATCACGCAGGAGGAATGCAGTCAGCTCTGTATGACAGAATAAAAACATCGTCAGCGTATGATTTCCGCAATACCACTGAGGACGGTGTGATATTACAAGGAATGCTTAACGCCATCATTCAAGGGGAGCTGGATGAAACTCACAAGCAAAATCTACTTAATTTGCAAGTTGTTCTAGTTGGTGGCTCTAATGCGACGAGGCTCCCTTATGAGAGCGTGACACAGGCAGATTACGATCAAGCAAGGCTGGCGCAATCGCCGTCAGAAGTAGAAGTTAACTACCCAAGCCAAGACTACATCTTGAACAAGTATCGAGAGAAGATTTCGGTCATAGTAAATATTACTGAGGCTTTACCTTTTGCTGACTCTATCACTTTTATTGCCTCAAGTGGCAATACTGAGGTAATCAACGAGGTTGTAACGACCAACTACGCGCTAGATAATAGACAACGAGCCGTTATTAATGTTCCTGCTAATTTCGTCGGAGCATTATCAACAGAGTTTAACTACTCGGGTTTACTGACAAAAGTTAAAGCTTTTGCCTCAAGTAAATACACTAGAGATTTTACAGCAAGTATCACTAATTCCGTGGGTTAATTTATGACTACATTTAAGTCTGATTTAGCCTACCCATACCAAGCAAACTTAGGCACAGCCGCAGGAAGATTGTTTGATTCCTCGTATAAGTGGCTGTTTACCGAGGCTGCTAGCGGTCAACCCGCCATCATGCCAGATGTAGATGGATTAGCCCCTCTAGTGATGCAATATGGCACTGAGGGCAGTGTCACCGCTCTCGGGATTTTCGATACAGCAGATAACGGCAACGCAAAAACTAATACATGCGGGTTAGTTGAAAACGTCTTTACGTCAGCATGGTCTGTAGCTAACGCTGATTCGGCTAGGGCTTATTATATTGACTGCTATTACGAGCCTTTAACCGTAAATTTTCAATACCTGTGCCATGGTGGGGGGATCCGAGTACATTGGGATAAAACGACCGATAATTTAAGCTTTCGGTTAGAGCAAATGTCAAGCCATCGATGGTTATTAGATGTACCAGTAAGCACGTTAGGATTAAGTAACGGGGGTATCCTCAGAGTATTCATGCAGTTAGATGAAGCTCGCAACCCTATGATTGTAATCAACGGCATAGATTACACCTCGAATATAGTTGTAAATGGCTCCCCTCATACGGGTAGACCTTATCAATTTTCTAGCGGTGAATTTTACTTAGGTAGAACTGGTAGTTGGAATAATTATTATGGTTGGTCTGGGCATATAAATGAATTTTTATTTACCGATAATTGTGCGGGTAGTGAATTAACCACCATAGAGGCTATAGCATTAACCTCTAACGAGAGTTATCAGGCTTGGCAGACAAATGACGATGTATTAGATCGTTACGCTCTTAATTTTGATGGTGTTGATGATATAGTTTCAGTGGATCCTGTAAAATTTGCTTTGATAAATAACACTCTTGACGGCAGGCGAGGTTTTATAGCAAAATCCACAGGAGGTACTTGTGTTATAGATTCCGCAGGAGTGAATACAAATAACGCACTAAGAGTAGGATCTAATTCTACATTATGGGGTGTATCTATAGATTTAGCAGCTTTAGGTATCGATATTGAAATAATGCATAAGTATGAGCTTCGTGATACTTATGATGGAACTACTAAGCTCCGAATTATTACAGTAGATGGTGTAATAATTAGTCAAACAAATCCATCTACCATAGCATTACTGCCTATAGACCGTATAGGTGGTAAATCTAATGCTAGTTACGCAGGTATGGTACAGGAATACTGGAATTATGATGCAGTAGATCCTAGCAATAACCGATACTGGTCATTTGATAGGGTATCAGGCCAAACAGTACCCGACTTAATAAACGGTGCAATCGCAACGCTTGTTAATATGACTGATACTAACTATCAGCTAGCTCTGCCCACAAACATTTACTCTATTGGGTCAGGTAAGGATTACACTACCGCAAGTAGCTTTGAGACTGCGACTGTTAACGTAGATGCACATAAAATAGGTCTAGTTTATGGAGATACAGGTGAGTCAGGTACTATCTCAGTAGTAGATCACTTAGGGGTATTACAATTAAAGGCCGCAACTGGTGAGAAAGCTGATTTTAAAGGTGGAGGCGCTAAGTTAGGTACAGCACATATATACGGGGCAAGGTGTACATTCATCTTAAAGGACTTGAATGTATATAGTTATTCAGGTAGCAATGGTGATGCGACGAATAATAATATAATCGATTCTTGTCACATAGATAATAGTGGGGCGGCTAACGGGGTTTCCTATACAGATAACCCTTTAATTGTAAAAAACACCAGAATAAGCAACTGTAATAGAGGTGCTTATTCTGGTTTAAATACACTGAAAATCAATGTGTTCTTCAATGACTGTGTTTTTGTTGATAATGGCGATTACAACGCATTACGAGCAAATTTCACAAACTGCGTAGCAACAGGAGCTACAAAAGGTGATTTCTTACAAGTTGCAGATCTAAACTGTATTAGTGGTGATAGCACAGCTACAGGAGGTGGATCACAAGCTAACGTTGATTTTACAAGTGCGTTCGTTGATTCTGCCTCAAATGATTACAGAATAAATCAAGCTTTCGCTGACACTCATTTAGTTGGTAAAGGTTGGAATTCAAGCGACATCGTTAGTTGGGCTTATCATGCTGCTGTAGTTGGCGTACCTATCGATTTAATCAGCAACGCAGTTGTTCAGCTTGCTTATGCAAGCACAAGTGATATATCGACTATTGCTGCTGCGATTCATAACACTTCGAGTCAAAATTCTGAGCAAGAGCAGCTAGCCGACAATGTTGGTGTTGATATCATTGCGCAGCTTTTTAGTAATAAATCAGAGCAGCTGCAATTGGCTTCAATCTCAGGCGTTGAAATGCTGGCGCAATTTGTTGTGCAAAGCGTCGAGCAAGGCCATTTTACTGAAAGTACTAGTGTTAAGGTGTTAGCTCAGTTAATTAGCCAAAGCGCCGAGCAAGAGCAATTAGCTTCGACTGGTAGTGTTGATTCAATCGCTAAATTATCAAGCCAAAGCTCAGAGCAATTACAGCTTTCCTCAAGTGCTTCAATGGCGTTGATTACAGAGTTTTTAAGTGTCAATAGTGAGCAGCTGAGCTTTTCTGATAATACTAGTCTTGATTCGATTAACAGCCTTGTCAATCAAAATTCAGAGCAGCTGCAATTAGCATCAACTACTGACATTGAAGTGCTGGCAAAACTCCTTAGTCAATCTGTGCTTCAAGAACAATTTTCTACTAGCGCGAGTATCGATTTGTTCATTGATACACAAAGCTTAAGCTCAGAGCAGATGTCTGAGGCGAGTTCCGTTGATATTACTACGGGTGGAGCGTTTAATAGCTTAGACAGCGAGCAAACGTCATTTTCTTCACTCACTAACGCATTAGTGCATGCGTTATTTAATAGCGCTGACACAATTCAAGAAAGCGAAGTGGCAACCGTAACTATTTCACGTAATAGTGAAACTAAAAGCCTGTCTGTTGAGCAATTACAGTTCGCACTGAGTAGCACGTTAAGTGAAATACAATTAACGCAATCATTAAATTCAGAGCAACTTAGCCTTGCCAAGCTAACAGAGATTGAGTCTGGCTTTAGGGCTATCAGCGAAAAAGCAGAGCAGCTTAGTTTTGCTGGTATATCGTCAGTGCTTGAAGTTAGTAAGTTTACTAGTCTACACGCCTTTCAGCAGTCCTTTTGTACAGAGAACGCCTTATTCATTGTCGCAATGCCCGATCTCGATTGGGGCAATATTGCGTCTATGTCACTATCGCCAACTTTCGGTAGTGAGTCTTTAACAGAGCAATCAACAGAGCAAGCCAGTAGTACATCTTTAACAACACAATTTTCAACAACTAAGGGGTAAACCATGAGTCAAGTACCATTTGTTTTTAATTCGGCATATACGGCCTATTTAAACTCAGTAAAAACCGCAATAACAACAGTACATTTAGTAAAAAATTTCAAAGAAGCCGACTTGTATGCATCAGTTGTCGGCGCACAGTCGATGGCTAACATAACAGTAGATCAAGTGGATATGTCAGTCACTACGATTGGCGAAGATGAAGTGCTAGTGATCAATCCAAAGTCAGGGCTATCAAAAACAAGTGATAGTGAATTGCATTTTACGGGGCAGGCTACTTCGGGCACAGGCTCTAGTATTACAAAAACCAGCGCCGCATGGCCTGATTATACCGACAAGGTTGTGCATATTACAGGCGGTACGGGTGCAGGCCAGACAGGTAAGATTACGAGTGTTTCGGGTGATGTGCTTAATTTTGATGCTGCAACATTTGCTACGCCGCCAGATGCAACTAGTGACTTTGATATCCGCGATGACTTATGGACTGTCTACGTGAGCGGATCAGAAGTTGTTTATGCAGTAAATGAAACAACTGATAAAGCGATTGCTGCTGCTAGCTCTGATCAAGTAAATATATCAGCGACAACGATTTATTTACCTAAACTAAAAGTTAAGGCATAGCGCATGAGTGTCGAGTCATTTTATTTGGGGAGCGGAAACCTTATTGTGAGGCGTTTTACCTTTGTTAATGCTGTTGACACTTTTAAAGCTGGTGACTTATTACCGTTTGCAACGAGAAACGCTACAAAGATGGAGCTTTATATTCACGATCAAACCGTTTCAAGTGAAAATGGTAAGCTGGTATTTGAAGACGGCAAGGTAACGATTGATCTCACCGATGTTACTGGGTTAGTCCATAACCGAACATATTCAGTGTCCATGCGCGTATGGGATGATAAGCACCCTGTAAATGGGCAGTTGTTTTGTCATCCAAATATGCCTCAAGGCGCTTTTAAAGTGAAAGCAGTTAAGTCTGAGATGTAAATTAACATTGCAATATAAAAAGGCAGCTTTCGAGCTGCCTTTTTTATTTTTTGATTGCGCCCTAACAAATGATAGGGAATATTATAAAATCGTTTTATTATCCTACTTACTAAATGATTACAGGAAAGAGTAAGTGGGTGAATTGCATTTTCAGGCGATAGCGGTGTTATTGCTGTCGTTTATTGGTGGCTTAGCTACTTACTTGCAAGGGGTTATAGTGCTGGGGAAGGCTAGAAGCAAAGCAAATCTACTATTAGATCTTTTGCTTAGTGTACTGGCTGGTTTCGGCGCTTGGTTTCTTTGTGTAAGTGAGCACTTAGGGATTTGGCTTACTCTTTTTTGTGTTTTAGTGGCAGGGCTTAACGGCGCTGAAATACTACGGGCTTTTAAACAAAAACTACATTCAGTGCTTGGCATTGGTCGGAATAATTAACATGACATTAATAAATGATACTTCAATTTTAATTACAGGCATTGTAATCGCAGTTTTACTTTTCTTGTTAGAGCGTTTTATTTTAAAACGGGGGCATATCAAACTGATTAGTCATCGTTTGGCAAATATTCCGACAAAAAAGGGCGATAGTGTATCGATTGTTTTTGAATACCAGTCCAATGCGCCGTTGCTTCCCTACAGTAAAATAAGGGGGCGTTTGGTTGATAAGGCTGCGCCGACCACGGTTATAGAGTTAGAGCCTAGATCGTTAGCTTTTATGCCTCAAGGCGCTGAAAGGCGAGTCGGATTTATCAATAGGCGCTCAAGCCAATGTCAAGAATACTTACACTTTCCCATCAAGCCATTTTTGCAATCAGGTGATGAAGAATGGGAACTGCATTTAGAAGTGATCACTATTGGCTGTTATGTAAACCCTTTCTATAAAATATTCCCTATTATTGCGCGTTTGCGTGGTGATATTTCAATCAAACAGCCAAGAAGGTAGTCCCATGCAAAACGGCATAAAAAAAGTGGGTGCGAGTGAAGTACTTAACTTTTCTGATATTCACCCTAACGGGTTAAAGAAAGTCTCTCAAGCTTTTAAGCGAAACGGCCTAGAGGTGCTCGACTTGGCTGCGAACAATCGCAAGATTAATCGTAATGGCATGCAAACCAAGAAAGCGGTATTCGTGCTCGCTGGCGGTCAAGTGGTTGAACTGCGCATCAATGATACGGGTGACATTTATCAAGTGGCGCTTAATAACAAAGTATCACCATTCAAAGAACATAAAAAAATAGCTTATTTGATTAAAGACATTTCAAACTTTGTCAAAAAGAATCAGTCGGCGTTTGATAAAAGCCTATTAAAGAAAATAACAGCAGCTACCCGTAAAGAAGCCAAGCAAACACAAAGCGGTTTATCGTCTACAGCTGGCGAACGTGTAGAGAAAGCAAAAGACTTGCTAACTCAACTAAAAGAGCGCGTAGAAGGTTTACGCAAGCTAGTCTCAACGCTGCAAGATGACGTCAGTCAATTGGAGGCTGATATCGAAGCTGAAACAACTAAAGCAACAGTTAACCGTGAAACTATCACACAGCTAAAAAAGCAACGCGAAGAATTAACCAATAAGGTAGCCGCTTAAAATGTCAGATATAAAATTCAGTAAACAATCAGCTATAGCTATTATCGATAAAGACTCTCCTGCTTTAGCGCCATGCGATAGCGTTTATGCGAAGCTCGCTATTGGTAAAGATAATCATTTGCTACATGAGCCTATGTCATTTGATGACGCTGAAAATATAATGCTCGCAGGCTGTCAGACGGTGGAAGGCCATAATGCAGAACAGGAAGAAAGCGGCCTTATGCTGGCGGCTATCTCCACTAAGTTCTCGCCTGCCCGTTTAGAGCGCACAGTAAAAGCATTCGCTAAAAAATTAAATACCTCTTTAACAGGTACAGGTTTAGAAACTGACGGTATTACTATCGGTAAACCTCGCGTAGCTGGCGGCTTTGCAACGCTAGTAACACAAATAAAGCTTAGTGACGGTCAAGCTATCAGTATGCTTTTTCATGCGCCTGATGAAGATCCAGCGAAGTTTAACCAAGATGATACGTTATTCGCCTTTATGTTTAGGCTTAACACTAAAGATGTGACTAATGTTGTCGCTCCTTCGGGTGGTATGGATATTTCTATTGGTCAAGCGACCATGGTGCTATCTAATTTAGCGGAAAAGAACTCAGGGGCTTTTGTTGCACGTAAAACTGCGCAAGCTGAAAAGAAGCTAGAAGCGGAAAAGCTAGAGCTTGAGCTTGAAGAGTTGAAAGTTGAAGGCGCTAAGCTTGCAGAAGAAGCGACAGGGCTGGAAACTCAAAAAGCCGATTTGACCGAAAAACTTAAAACTCGCAAAGGTATGGCAGCTAAGCAAGAAGGCACTATAACAAGCCTTAACGCTGAAATTAAGCTAGCTACGCCAGCCAAAAAAGAGCCAGAAAGCAAACTAAACCCTGAAAATCCTTTTGACGTAACTAACGATGATAGTGAGGGTCGCTATTCTGGCAGTCAGATATCTTTTACAACGAGGGGCGGTGAAAGCTTCACAGGTAAGGTTATTGATATCGTTAACGGTGGTAAGTTGTTAAACGTCAATGTTGACGATATGGCTGCTGCCTCACTTAGAGTTAAGTCGAGAGATATAACCTCTATAGACAAGTTGGTAGACAATGAAGTAGGCGATAAGCCAGCCAAAAAAGAGCCAGAAAAGAGCGTTGAAAAGTCGCTAGAAGCGCCTTTTATTAACTACAAAGACTTAGCTAGTCATTATCGTTTTTCTGGCTTAAGCAGGCAGCAAGCTTGGGATAAGTACGTTACTGATACTATAACGAGCACTATCGTTAAAAGCGACCAAGTAGACGCTAAAGAGTTTTTGGCGGCTTATGATGCGATCGAGGGTGGTTATAAATCAGATAAATACCCTAGTGTTAAAGCCGATTTTGAAGCCAAGGCCAATGATGCAGCTACTAGCACTGAAAATGATTTGACCGAACCTACCGAAGCACAGAAGCTAGCTGGCAACTACAAAAAAGGTAAAGCTAAGTTTCAAGGGTTAGATGTTGTCATTGAAAACCCTAAAGGCTCAACTCGCTCTGGTGTTGGTGCTGATGGCGAAAAATGGTCTACCACAATGAAAAGCCATTACGGTGACATTGTAGGCACTAAAGGTGCTGATGGCGATAAACTGGATATATTTGTCGGTGAAAACCATGAAGCTGAAAACGCTTATATTGTCGACCAAACAAATCAAGACGGCTCTTTTGATGAACATAAGATCATGCTTGGTTTTGACAGTAAAGAAAAAGCTAAGAAAGGCTACTTGGTTAACTACGATAAAGATTGGCAAGGTTTAGGTAATATTACCGAGATTGCTATGGAAGATTTGAAAAAGTGGATAAAAGGTGAGACTGTTAAACCATACCGCCCTATTTCTGGTGTCACAGAAGAGTCAGCGGTTGCAGAAGAAATGCCAGAAGTTACCCTTGTTACTGGTGATGAATGGAATGAAGTTAGAAAAGATAAAAACATCAAAAAAATAAGCAGTACAATGGGTCGTTTTGGGGCTGACTATGAGGTAATCTTTAAAGATCTATCATCAAAATTTTATAAGTTTTCAGAAGAGATGACAGCAAGTAATGATGACCTTAGAAAACCAACTCAAATTAGATTGGCGATGGCTAAAACTGATTTTGAGAAAAAACTTGCGACTCTTGGTGCTGAGTCCGAAACAGCCAGTAAAAAGGTTAATGATATAGCCAAGAAATACAAGCAAGGTAGCGACCTTATTAGTGATGAAGGTAAAGATGATCCTGAATTTAAAGCTGCTGACAAAGAGTTTAAGCGCATAGATGTTCAGCTGAAAGCTCATATAAAAACGAATAAAGAAGCTGCTGCGGATTTTTCTAAAAGAGCCAGTAATGCTTATAGAGCAGGCATAACACCAGAAGAAGCAGCAAATATTAAAGAAGGTGTGCGCTTTGATGATGTTACTACCTCACAAGGTCAAATTGACTTATGGGACAGCATGAAAAAAGGCGATGTTGTTTATAGCCACCTAGGGCGCAAGGTTGGCGCTGTTGTTCGTAAGCCGACCAAGACTATGGACACTGTTTTATTAACGCTTGAAAATGAACGCGATGCTAAAATTGACAGCCAAAAAATAACAGGAACAAGCGTTAAGAAATTACGCAAGTTAAACGAAAAAGGTCAGGCTGCTAATGATCTTCATCTAGCTCAAGAAAAAGAGTCAAAGAAAGGCGTTAAAGTTGAAGGTGATGTTTTCTATCAAGGCGGCGTAGACTTTGAGATAACTATGGTTGATCTCGATGCACAGCAAGCAGAAATAACCCAAGGCGGCTATATGACTTGGGTTACTAATGCTGATAGCTTAACGCCTGATTACGGTATTGTCGTAAAAGGTCTTAATGATGATGGTATTGATCCTGAACCTGATGGTGGTGAAGATATCCCAGCGGAAGAAGCGCCAGCCAGCGAGTTGAGTGTAAGCGAGCAAGCTAAGGAAATTACCGATAAAGGCACTATCAGTGCGGAAGATTATAAGATAATTCAGGCGAATGAAGAATTAGAGCTGGCATTGCAAGATACGCTGGACTCTCTTTTTACTAGACGATTGTATGAAGTGGTTAATCATCTACGTGATAGCGGCTGGAATAAGTCTGGTGATGATTACATTAAAGGCGATACAGTCCTAACTAAAGAGCTTCGCAATATTGGTGCTGGCGCTAATGTATCAGCTGTTGCTTATGATTTAGCTAGCCGTGAAACTAATGCTACCTATGAAAATTTTGGTGGTGTGAAAGATGACTTAACGCTGACTACCGAAGAAATAGCCAGCAAGCTAAATGATTTTGCTAAGTCGGTTGCTGATGATTTGATTGATGAAAAGGTTAGCGCTAAAGCTATAGCAGACCTTGAGGGTGATTTAGAGCCGTTAATTAACTCTATGCTTGATGAACTAACAGAGTCAATCCCAGCGAGCCGATTAAAGTTATCTGATGATTTTAAGCGCCAGCTTTACGACTACAGTAAGTCAGTAAGTGATATTCCTTTCAATACGGTGGATAAAGAACGTTCTTTATTTGTTGGTTATGCTGCTCAATCTCTATTCTTAGATACTGCATTAAATGAGTTGCAAAACGGTGGCTTTATTCCTTTAGATGTAAACCTAAAAGACTTGCAGGATAGAGAGCCTACCCCACAAACCATTGAAGAATATCTCGATGGTGGTGGCGAAGGTGAATATAACGCTCAAGCGGCTTATGATGATGTTCTCAAGCTGGCGAAAGAATTTGATATAGATGTTAATGCTCACATTGGTAAAGATCTCGAAGATGGCGGCTATGATGTTCTTATGGTTGACCTAGCCAAGAATGACAAAAAAGCGACCATGCAAATAATGGGTGGTAATGCTAAAGCAGCTATGTTTATTAATGGTAATCGTGCAGGGCAATTCGGAAATAACGCATTCTTTGAATTATACAGTGAAGATCCCGACACAAGACGCGAGCGTATGGAAGCTTTCTCGCTTTGGGCTTCGCCAGAAGAGGCGGCAACGCCAGCTAAGCCAGAAGCAAGCCCGACTAATGATGCCTATAGAAAGCTTGAGCAATTAAACCGTGGCTTGGTTAGAGATATGGCTAGCAGCTTAAGCACTATCAAAGGTATTGATGATGGCACCGCGCAAGGGTATGAACGTTCTTTATTCGTCAATTCGATTACGGGTAAAATCAAAACTCAACACAGACAAGGCAATCAAACTGTTGTTGATGCTGCATTAGATTATATTGAAGCATTCCAAAGCGAGCGCATGAACAAGCCAGCCATTACTACTCGTAATGGTGTATGGAAACTACGCTCTTTTGATGAGCCAGAAGCAGAAGAGGTGCCAGTGCAAGAAGAAGCCCCTAAAAGCGCATTAGACAAGAAATTCGATTTAGCCGAGCAAATGGGTGGCGCTAACTATTGGTACGGCTTTATGATGCGCCCACCATCGCTAGGCGCTATTCCTAAAGCTAACACTACAATTATGTTAGACAATGAAGAGGCCAGATTGATATTTGATGCTGTTCAAGATAAGCGCTCTATTCGTCATGGTGCCGTTGGTTACGCTGAAAAATTAAGTGGCGCTGATATTAAGTCATTTGAACTTGTAGAGCTTAACTTCGAGTCTAAGTCAGAGCAGCGCGAAGAGGCTGGCGTTAATCGAGAAGAGATAATTGAGCGTGTTATAGATAATATGAAGGCCGATGCTGAAAGTGATGGCTTAACTATTGTTGATTATATTGAATCTCAGTCAAGTAATAATATTAAAAATGCTTTAGGTAAAATATTACGCCACTTCCCTGAGTTCGATGAAGAAGACGATCATCCTGATTACTTGGTGCTTGAAGATGTACTTGAAAACACCACATGGGAAGAGTTGAGCGTTGTAGCTGAGAGCTTAGAGCAGCAACCTAGCAATGACACTGCTATTGCTGGTGGCGACTCTGAGCAAGCTTCTGTATTAACTAATCGTGCTCAGGCATTAATAGATAATCCGCCAGCTGATAGTGATAGCTTTGATCAGGTGCTTGATACTTTGGCTAGTGATATTGAAGATGCTGGCTTAATGGAGTCATTAGAGCCGAAACTTAATGAAGCAGCTGATCTATTGTCTGAGTTGCTTGAGCTTGAGGCAGAATAAGCATGAATTTAAGTTTTAGTGAAAAACGAAAACTTCAAAAACAGCTAGTCGAGAGCCAAAAAGCTCTCAAGGCTGGCGGCTTGACGTTTTCTGACAAACGCTCAATACAAAAAACAATTAAGTCTGTTAGGGCTTCGCTGGGCATGGGTAGGCTAGGAAATCAGGGCGATTTAAACAAACTATCCCCTGATAAGTTTAAAGCCGCTGTAAATGGCTTAGATTTATCCTTATCCAAATTAAAACGTGCTACTGTTGAGTATATCGGTGCTAACTTGAATGAGAGTAATATCATTACCATTGGAAAGGGTAAAAAAAAACAGAAAAGTTTCATTCCAATACTGACTAGGGTGATGGAGTTTTTCTTAGATGAACTTATGGGTAGCTCTAGTGCAGTTGCCATTAAGCTTAGTTTTGAAAAACTACCTAGAGGCCATTATGGTAATACCGTTTTTCAGGTAGGCGAGAAGAAGAAGTTTAACTTGCAATTATCGGATAATGTTTCATTCGATATGATGCTTATAGGCTTGGCACATGAGCTAACGCATATAGCGCAAGTAGCCAAAGGTGAGTTGGTATTTAAGACACCATCAACCGTTGAATGGCGCGGATCTGAGCTTACGATTGATTCATCAGCCGTGATAGGGGCTAAGGACTTTGATTTTAAAGCTTATCAAGCGCTACCTTGGGAAAAAGAAGCACGTAGAAATGAGTCAAGATTAGTGGCAATGGCTAAAGTTGAATTCAAAGGCTACCATTTGCCTGATATGGAGTGGGCTACACTTTTCGAGTAGGCTTTAACTAACGTGTAAGACTGAAAGCCTCATGTTTTAACGCAGCTGGTCGTTATTGTATGGGGTTTTTTATTAATTACAGGTGTTTAATACTTCGTCTATTTTGGCTTGCTCTTTCTTGTCTATAGATAAATCCCATCTTGCTTTTATTGCTACCCAAGTCCTTATGTAATCACAATGAAATGACTTGTTTGGCGGCATCCAGTTAGCAGGATCTCTCGCTCCTTTGCTTCGGTTCGCGCTAAGGCTCACAGCAATTAGTGTGTAAGGGTAGTCTATATCGTTAGCGTATTCCTTTCGCTTATCTGATGACCAATTGCCACCACCAGACAAATGAACCTCCTTTAGTGGTACGAAGTGATCTATATCTAGTTTTGTAGGTGAGGTGAATTCTTTTCCTGTGAATGGATCGTACCAAAGTCCAGTAAGTACTTTGCACTTTTTGGTGTCTAGCGTTACAGGTGCTAACGACTCAGCAATCAAAACCTCTTGCCTTGTATTCTGGCAATCTTTATCGAAGTCTATCCAGCGCCCGTATAGGTTTCTGTCGTAGTCTTTACTTATGGTGGCGCTACTTAATAGTAATAGAGTAACGGCAGCAATTGCGCGCATAGGTAACGCCTCTTTATTGGTAATAACAATAATTATACATCAACTGTCCACTGATTTTGTGGATAACTCAACAGGCGTCGAAACACAACACAATGACAAATAAAACACGATTGACACACAAATAACTTGCAAGTAAAAATGTACTTGTATATATTGTGCTTAAGCCAGTCGTTTCTCTACGCATTCTTTAAGGATATTACAATGTACTCAAGGCACTATATTTCTACAGGCGACCAAACCAAAATGTACACGTTACGTCATCAATTCGAAGAAAAAGTATCTTTCTTGGGTGAGGGCGGCGTGGCTGAGAGCGCTGTTGTTATGCGTGATTGGCACATTCAAAACCTATCAAATAACAGCGAACAAGCGATTAAGCGAGCTGGCGAGTTAGGCTTTAAGGTGCAAAAACCTAAGTTTACACTTGAGGAAATTATTCGAAGAGACAGTGAGACTGTGCAGGCGGCGCGAGAAGCAGCAGAAGAGCGTTTTTTGACTACGCAAAAAATGAAATTAGATCATGAGTTGCAGCTAGTTAAAGATCATTGCTTTCCTTTTGGTCGAAATGAAGGTCGCACCTTTGAGTGGATGATTAGCGATAAAGGGGATGACTGGGCTGGTTACTGGATGAATTACGGCAGGCAAGAAAGTGCTAATGCGACAGTTCAGTTTATGGGTAAGGTACTTGAAAGCCTTTACCCTGAAATAGCCAGAATAACTTTTTTAAGCGACTCAGGTAACGGTAAGTACTTTGGCAAGATTGGTGTTCGCCAAAAGAAAATAAAAGTAACTAATGTAGCGAGTTATGGTTTTGATGGTTTTTACGGTTACACCTATATTGAAAAATTTCTCACTGAGTCTGGTGAATTGTTGATGTACATGGGTTCAGCTTGCATTGATTGCCGTAAAGGTGATGAGTTAGTAATAAGCTTTGGTATCAAGTTGCATGAGACTTATGAAGGGGAACATCAAACAAAAATACAGCGCGTAAAGGTTCATGATTAATAGCCTTTAATTCCCAAAAGGCTATTTTTATTTAATTTATAAATCCTAACAAATAAACTAAGGTGTTAATAATGACAGAAATGACAGTTAAGCAACTAGAGTGGCAATTGCACAGTGTTCAACTAAATCTTGATAAAGCAACAACTCAAGTGAAGAATAGGCCACGTTACGGGCGTAGTCGTTTTGCGAATAAGGCAGGAAATGCAAGCTTTATTGAAAACACAAGGCGAAAGGCTAGATTGTTAGAACGAATCGAGGCTCAAAAGTTAGTTGAGGCCAATAACGCCGCATAACAACTCTTAAGTGACAAGCCCCTTTACTGGGGCTTTGTCAGTAGTATAGTTTGATCATTATGGATAGTATGACTAAGAAGTGCGCTGAAAAGCCTTGTAAAAACTGCCCTTGGAAAAAATCATCTCTCGTTGGTGGTGCCAATATTCCACGGTTTGATATTGATTTAATGCGCGGCTTGTCGAGTACTGTGCCGCCAAGAGATTCTAATCAAGATGGCATGTATAAGATTTTTGCCTGTCACGATAGCAAAGTAGGTAATGAGTTTGCTTGTGCTGGCTATGTTGCCGTACAGGGCTATCAAAACATTAACGTTAGGCTTATGGCGATGATGGGGCATGTTGATATAATAGCTGTCGAGGATGCTTGTAGTGATTACGAGATGTATAGTAACTTTCATGAAATGCTAGACGATTATGAGGCAGCTCAGTAACAAAAAGGATTTATGTATGGGCTTAAGATTTCAAAAGCGAGTGCCCGTTATTGGGCGCGTTGTTTGGCTTAATGCGAGCAAGAATGGTTTTTCTGTATCGATAGGATTTAGAGGCTTTTTCTCGTTAAATATTGGTAAGCAGGGCATTATAGGAAGCCTAAATATTCCTATTAGTGGCGCAAGTTATCGTAAGAAATTAATTAACTTTAAGAGAAAAAAGGAAGTTTTAAGTGAAAGTGACTAAAGCAAATATAATAAAGTCCGTCGAGCAGGCGACAGGCATAAAGCCTGACCTTGAAAAATACGAGGGCAGTTATTATTGGCTTGGTAAGGAAGCTTCGTTGTTTTGTGATCGGTGTGTTTATGTTTCAGCGCTAAATAGTCCGAAAGCAAGCATTGAGGTATTCGTTAAAGACTTCAAAGAAAAAATAGCTGAGATTGAGCGCGAGTACGAAAAACCTATAGTTGAGGTTGTAGCTGGCATAGATTGGAATATTGAATAAGAGATGTTAATAAGGAATATTATGAAACTTAAAACAGAAAGTGATTATCAAGAAGCGGTAAAGCATCGCGCTGATCTACTTGAGGCTTATTCTTTTTTGGGAACGGCAAGCGCTGATAGTTTAGATAAGCAAATCAGTGAAGTTGACGCTCAAATAGAATTGTACGAAAAAAGCATCAGTGATTAGTTTTAGTTAAAGAGTTGAGAGTGAAGAAATGAGAAGCTTAATAGTAGGCCAGTGGTCGCAATTGCAAGAGAAAGATGAGCAGCTTGGTGCTGCAATCGATACTTACTTTGATGATGGTACAAAAACTGGTGAGCTATTCATTGCTGATGCGCAGGGAAATAAAAAACAGATATCCATTAAATACAAGTGGCGTATTGCTGATGGCTTATTGATTGAAGAAATAGTCTCAATTGATAAGCGAGGCATTAAGATGCCAAAAGAATACAAAGCGATTAAAAAAGGCGTTAGATACTACGCTAAAGTCATTAAATTGGATGAGGATGTTTTAGTTGTTAAGCCTCGAAATATCGCAGGCTTTACGGAAAATATAACGTTCTATCGTCACGACAAAAACACACATTAAAAAAGGCGCTATAAAGCGCCTTTTCTCTACCTAAGAATCGCTAGTTACGCGATAAGCTTTTCCATTTCTTCATCTTGAACAAATGCACCTAAATTACTTTCGTTAAGTGGTTGATGTTCGTTGCTAAGCATTAAGCCGTGTAAATCAAGTTGCTGAGTGTAATAAATCCAAGCAGCTGTTATATCTAATACTGGCTCCCCATAAGAGAGTGATTTATAGGTTTGCAAGTCGATAACTTCATCAAGCGCTAAATCTATCTCTATCAGCTGGCGTTTAATGAGCCACCAATAAGCCCCAAACGCGCGATAGCGTATTGGTTGTTTTTTTATGGACTTTGCAAAGGACTTGAGCAGATCGCCTGTTATCTGGCTTTCTGTGGCTCCTTCCACCTCAATAACTTCTTTTACTTCTTCTTTCGTTAAAATAGTCAATTTCTTATCCTTCGATTAGGTCAGTGTTATAGAACTCACTATGATCACTAACGGTAACACCAAGCTCTTCACATAAGCGAACTATAGAGCGGATCTTGGTGTGCTCTTCGCTGGTTTTATGTTGCTCTGCAATAATGACTCTAGCATTAGGTTGCTTAAGCTCTCGACTGCCGACATCAATAAACATCGCCTTGTCCCAGCGCCCACCATCCTTAAGATTTAAGTATAAGCGACCAGTAGCACCTTTAGCGACTTGTTTTGTTTTGCGGTTAGTCTTAAACCACAAGGTTTTTTCACCAAAATCGCTTATTAACGTACTCCATTGATTATCAGCATTAACATTATCAAGGAGTTGCTGATCCGTCAAAGTGCCGCTAGGTATTTCTACAGACTCAGGCTCAGCTTGTTGAGTCTCAGGGTATCGCTCCCTAAGCGCTGCTGTTTGCTTTGCAAGTGCCTCTTCTTTTCTAGCGGCCTCTGCTTCCTCCTTGATTCGGTTGGCTTCATTGATCAGCGACTTTCTAATGTCGTTTAATCCCTCAACAATAGTGCGTGTGATGTTTCTGACTTCATCAGCAAACGGGCTGCTGTCATCATAACCGTCTGGTATTGAGTCAGCTACCATTGATTTGATCTTGCCGCCTTGCTCGCTATACACTGACCATAAACCATCATCTAAGTTTTCACTCGCTGACTCTTTTAGAGCGTCAATAGTGCTGGCTTTGATCGCAACTTCCCATTCAACTAATTGATGGGTAGTGGGCTTGGTGCCATAACTTCGTATTGATTGCAGATAAGACCAGCCAAACAAGGCGCGCCCCATAGATTCATCAATTTCCGCTTCTTTATTGGCTCGTATTAACTCAAGCCCGTAGTTAGCGAAAGCTGTCACCAACACTTGATCATGCTTGCTTGGGTAAATAACGTTTTCAGAAGTTACCGCAATATTGGCAATTTGGTTTCCTTGCCATGCGCTTTCACCTTCAAAGCCTTCATAGTTTTCCGCTGTTGCATACTTGAAAAACATTTCTTTGCTAATAGTGCTTAGCTTGCTTGATAGTAGGCTAATACTCATCTTACCGCCTTTAGCGAACTCAGCCTTAACTATTGACTCGCTGGCGCTGTAGGTTGATAACTCGTAGTTTTGAGTGATGTTAGTTAGTAATGTTTCTGACACCTTACCCAAGCCGTAAGTACCAAAAATCATTTTTAGGCTAACTTTGTTTTTAACATGGTTAATTTTGACAACTTCATAAATATCACCTGAGCTGTAACGCTCTTTGCTGGTGTAAATATCGCCAGCTTTAACCGTCTGACCACTGATAGGTTCAATGACGAATTGATCAGCTGGTAAGTCGGTTGGATCTGTATCGATAACACCTTGTTGCACAGCTGCTTTAATTGTTGCTTTAAGTTCTTTAAGGTCAGTTTCCTCTTTACCCCAAAGCTCCTTTTTGTTTCGTAGGCGATTGTACTTACCAAGCGCTGTAGATATACGCTGCTTGGCTCTTAAGGCTGCTTTATCTTTAGATGCTTGTGCTTGTGCTTCTAATTGGGCTTTAAGTTCTTCGGGGTTTTTAGCAAGTAATAACCGAGCTTCTGCCAGATCGTTAACCTCTTCAAAATCCACGCTGTTTGCATCGCCTTTTAATAACGAGGCTTGCCAGCTGGCTTTTTTGCTTAACGCCCGTAAACGGAATTCATCAAAAGAGCCTTCGGCTAGATAGTTTTCCTCTGTAACAAACTCTTGAGTACCACCTATGCGCCAGATCCTCCCGAATCGCTGGATCAAGCTCGCTGGTGTCCATGGTATTGTTAAGTGATGCAGCTTAGTAGAGCCGTGCTGCAAGTTTATACCTACTTCTGCCTTTTTATTGCAGATAAGGAACTTGTAAGCACCTGTATTAAATCGGTCGGCTAAATCTTCAAGAGCGCCAGCCTCTTTATCTAAGTCGGTTGATTTCTTGCCTTTGCTAACCGTATCAGCATTGATTATGCCTATTTGGTCTAGTGGTACACCTAAGTTATTAGCAATGATCCGCTTAAGCTTTTGGTGTTGGCTTTTTTCTTCGGTGAAAATAACCTGTTTACCACCATTTTTGTAATCATCACGCAAGCGCTCAATTAACTTTGCATATTTAGGTGTAATAGGGTGGTTAATGTCTTTTTGATCAATACCAGCTTTAACAAGTGCCTTGATGAATTCATCTTCAAAGTTTTCATTAATTACAACGATGGTGTTTTTTCCGCTGCTATCAACACTTGCATTAAGCTCATGTACTACCGTTAGTTTTTCACCAGCTTTCTTAACGATTTCTTTTTTCTCAGTGATAACGCTAGGTATAACAATGTCACTTAACACTTCTTTGTGTTTCTTTGGTAACACAAAGGTAATTCTTTTGTGGTACAAATCAATGTCAGTTGCAACACGATCCATATCTCGAATAATACTAAAGATAAAGTCGGTCGGTTCGCCGTCTTCGTCTTCTGCGTCAAGAATGTTTAACGCTCTATCTTGTAGCTCTTCATATATGTCAAGCTGCTCTTGATTGAGTGTTGTTTTATTATCAACAACTTTTTTATCTGGCATTTTAACGTCAGTTGCAACGTCTTGAACTTCTTTGGCTATAACCCAGCGATGGTAAATACTTCTAAGTGCGTCTAAATTCTTAAAGCCTGCTAAGCCTTCTTTTGATTCGACTTCACCTGAGAGCTTTTGAACGTCCATAGTCTCAATGCGACCAAAGACCTTGATAAAATCATCTACCGTGTAAATCCCGTACTCTTCCCATTCCGCTGGCGTCATAACATGCGATAGCATATTAAAAATATCAGTAGGGCTGTTTACTGTTGGCGTGGCTGTCAGCATATGAATACCTTTGCCGCCATTTTGTTCACGTAAGTAACTCGACTTGATGGCTAGGTCTGCTGCTGATTTAGCTACGCCGCCTGTTGGTAAGTAAGCGATTTCATTTGCTCTACGACCAGCTTTAAATGCATTTCGGTAGTTATGAGCTTCATCGATAATAAGCTTATCGAAGCGCATATCTTCCCAGAATGGATACTCACCAGACTTGGTAGTTTGATTGGCATGGTATTTAGATTGAAAGCCTTCTTTTTGTTTAGCTTGCTTGTAGCCATCTTTGCCAATGCTGGCTCCTTGACCACCAAGTTTTCGAATAGCATCAGCGCCACTCATAAGCTCTTTGTTGACCATGTTGTCTACATACTTTTCCATGGAGCTAGGGCGCATAGGGATAGCAGCCAATTGCTCTTTGGTCATCACCACGATGTCGTAATTTGTATGAGGGATGGTAGCCATACGGGCTAATATTTCTTTGCTGCCAAGCTCTTTTACCTGATCGCGGTATTCTAGTTCGCCCGTAACGTCATTAATCTTGTGCTCGCCATCTTTATCAAGCCACTTATCTTGCTGAATAACGCCTTTTTTGTTTTTAACAGGTTCAAGCCCGACAAATAAAATTCTCCGTTTATCACCAAAGAAATGCTTAGTTTCGTGATACCAATTTGTGATGAGTGATTTAGGCACCGCATAACAAACTTTTGTACAACGTCCTTTTTCCAAGTCTAAAGCGACAAGGCCATTAGCTGTATGAGATTTACCTAAGCCAGTGCCGAACGCTAAAATACCGCGCCCGTCTTCGGACATTCTGCGGATCTCTTTGTTTTGGAATGGCATGTTTTTAACTTTGCCTGAAACCTGATCAAGCCCTAAATCGTGCTCGCCATGCTCAAAAGGTAGGTTGGCGTTAAAAGTCATGTTGTATTGATTTGTGATGTAGTCAGCATCAGCATGCTGTCTTATCCAAAAATCAAATTCACTTTGCAGTGTATGAATACGAGCTAGGTTGTCGGCGCGATCTTCTTTTCGCTTACTGAAAGCTTCGTTATTCAAGTACTGCTCTAACTGACCAGCAAAGGTATTGCTTTCACTGTAAGTAACAAATCGCCCTGTTTGTTCATTGAGTCGCATATCAATATCACGCGAGGCCAAGAATTCAGTAACGTAGTTGCTTTGCATCCATTTTGCGTTTAACTCGAACTTGATGTCATCAATCGACGTTTTCTTTCTTCGTTCGTTGATGCGCTCTTGCTGTGCGATAAACTTCGCTTTAACAGCAGGGTCTTGCTCGCGCATGATTGCCGAAGATAAATCATTAAGCTTTTGTTTAATATCACCAGAGCAATAACGGTCAAACGGGTAAAGAGAATCACCACTTGCTGAGAAAGCTATTTCAGGAAACTTCGCCAGCTGCTCAATAGTTAAATCATCGCCCGTATATAAGTCGTTAAATTCAGTCAAGTTAACGGGCATTAAGTCTTTATCTAAGAAAAGGTAATTAACGACATCAACAGGGTCGCTAAAGTCGTATTGTGCTGCTACGCCTTGTGCTTTTCCGCTCATTAAATCAGATAGGTTGCCATCGCTATCAGTTGCATTGATAAAGCGGTCTAAACTGCGTGATAGGCCAGCAATCGCTTTGTTGTTTTTGGCTATGCCTGTCTTAAATTGCTCATCTTTGATCATGGCAATAATTTTTAGGCGCTGATCTTCGCTTGGGGCTTCCATGTATTCGTTAATCATTTGCCCGATTAATGTGCCGCGATAAATCAAGTCATGGTTTGATTTATCGGCTTTTTGCATTGTATCGAGTGCATGCTTAGTGATGGGTGATAATGCTCTAGGTGTGAGCTTGGCAACGTTTTTGATATTTTCTGAGTTAAGTTTTAATGCGAGTGCTTGCTCAGCTGTTTCTAAGCTAGCGCTTAACTCTTGATATGATTCGGTGCCAAAGATGGCCTTGTCAATCTTGCCGCTATTTGGGATAGTGAATCCGCTTGGCTCCCATTGTTCGCCATCAAATTCAAACCATCCACCATTGATCAGGCGAGTATCACCCTTGTTATAATTAACAATCACAGTAGGGGCTGTTGCTTCAATCAATTCAAAATCAATGCGACTATCAAATTTGTGCGCTAATTTATTTTTAATGGCATCATTGGTTAATTCACCGCGAGCGACTTGTAATCGATTTTGAAAGTCACTTCTTGATGTTTCGCCCATCACAAAGCGTTTACCTTCTTTTTCGAACCATTTACCAGATATGAAGCTATCAAATAATACATTTGCACTTTTCAGTGTGCTTTTTTCAAGGTCTGCAATTTTGAAGAAAAGGTCTTCACTATGTTTCTGCATAAGAAGAACATCAGTTACTACATCGGTGCCGTTATTTGAAAAAACACCGCTAGGCATACGATGCGCGCCTAAGAATTCAGCTTTTAAACTGATCTCTTCTCGAAACTTGCTGAATGTTTTTCTATCAATGATTTGTGTCGGAACAACAAGCGCAATCAAGCCGCCTGCTTTTGTTTTGTCGATGGCGCGAGTAACGAAATACTGCTCCATATGTTTAACTTTTGAATACTGCGGATCGAGCTGGGCATATTTACCACGCTGATCGCCAAAAGGAACATTGCCAATAAACGAATCAAAATGACCGTCTGGCACTGACATCGCCAGCTCTTCAAATGATTGGTTAGTTATTTCATCTTCGGGGTGTAGGATAGTGTTTATCGTGCTTGAAGTACTATCAATTTCAGAGCCAGTAATAACAACGCCATCAGGTTTAGTGCCGTTAAATACGCCAGCGCCGCAGCTAGGTTCGCAAACATTGCCGTTTTCAAAGCCGTTAGCTTTAAGCGCATCCCATGTGCCTTCTGCGACATACTCAGGCGTATAGTATTCACTGATGGTTGCACCAATACCACCCAAGCCTGTATAACCCTTGAGTGCATCTAAATCGTCACTTGTTAATGTTTCACCTTTGCGATACTTTTCCACTATATCCATGGCAGCTTGGTTAGCTGCTTTTCGACTAGTGGCGATAGCTACGCCTTTTATCTTTTCTACGCCAAAACCTTTCGTTGATTTAGCGTGCTCGCCTATTTGGTAGTATTGCTCAAACACCTCAAAAACTTCGCTGGCGCTAGTAGATTCCTTTACTTTTGCTACAGCTTCATTATTAGAGAGTTTATCGCTGGGGATATTGTCACTCATATTATGCCTTTTAAAATTTTAGGATAAATTATTGCCATGATATGCTAACAAATTAATGAAACGCCCTAAAATTAATTTATATGAGTGAGTGGCAATGACAGAGAAAAGAGGCGTAAAAGCCAGAATCACCGAATTATGGAAAGGCTTTAAAGCTAGCGATGCTAATGATCCTAGTGCCACCTATGAAATGGAAGCTGGTGCAACGAGCGGCTCTCATCTTGTCGGTAACTCTGCTGGCAGTGGCGAGGCTGGCGAGGCTGATGTTACACCAATTAATACAGCCCCCATAGACCGTCGATCTCGCTATGGTATATATGAAGCAATGGCATGCGATTCGACCATTAGCTCAGGATTAGGTATCCATGTTTCTCACGCATTTAGTCAAAAGCCAGTAACAGGCGAGATACTAACAATTGAATCAACGACAGATAAAGATAAAGACTTCGCAAAAGAATTGCGAGAAGATTTACAAGATATCTTTAATGAGAAAACCATCGAAATAGCAAATATAATGGCTGTTTACGGTTGTAATTATGCAAAGCCTCATTGGGGGGCTAAGGGGCTTATATCTCTTGAGCATGACTATCACACGTTACCTCACACGTTTAAGCGCTATGTTCGTGGTGGTGAAGTCGCTGGTTATACTTCTGAACATCTAGGAAACCCCAAGAAAGGGAATTTAATTCAACTGGTGGAACCATGGCAAGTAGCCTGCTTCAAGACGCCACACTGGGAGCCTAATCCAGCTCAACGCCCTCTGCATGCTGATTCGAATGGTAAGTTTTCTCTTAATACGCTACCTAGAGACAGAAAGCCTATAGAAACACAAAACTATGGCACTAGCTTACTGGCTACTTGCCACGATCCCTATATTGCACTAGGCGAGGGTTTATTAGCCCTGCAAGCTGCGCGCCGTAATACGGCAAGGCAGGAGCGATTAATAGGCATTGATACTAACGGGCTAGATCAGCTGTCGGGCGCTGAATACATTCAATTCATTCAACGCCAGCTTAAAAATGATACTAAGTTACGTAATTCAACAGCAGCAAGTAGCGCTTATTTTCAGTCATACATAAATACTGTGATCCCCAAAAAAGGCGCGTGGGATATAGATACGACAACAGGCAATCCAAACATAAAAGACATTGAAGACATTATGTTCAATGCAAAGCGCTTGGCATCAAGCTTATCGCTTGATTTGTCATTATTAGGTTTTGGCGATTTGATGGCTGGTGGGTTAGGCGAGGGCGGATTTTTACAAACATCTATCCAAGCATTAACGAAAGCAAATTGGCTTCGTAATGGCATATCAAGCGGCTATGAAGACATCATTAAAACGCATATTTACTACAAGCACGGAAAAATAATCACTAACTCTGATAAGCCTTATCGCTTGATGTTCAACTCAATGAATACTGCTATAGAGCTTAAAGAAGCAGCTAGTCGCACGGCTAACGCTGATTTCGCTCTGCAAGTGGTTAACTTGTTGGCGATGATGGGTGATGCACAACTACCAAACTCTGTTAAAAACTGGGTGTTTACTGATCACCTCAATGTTGACGAAGATAAAGTCAATGTGATGTTGGAAGACATTTCAAAAACTGTCTCAAATGATGATCAAATGCTGGCGAGTGCTGGTATAGGTAATCGAAAAGGCGATGCAGAGTACGTTAAGAGCTTAATGCTCGATGTAATTAATGAAATAGAGGAAAGTAACTAATGAAAAAACCTAGCGTATTAAGAACGGTTAGCGATAAATTTAATTTATTCAATAGCGGCAGAATTGACAGTCAAAATTTTATGCCTGCTATTGCCAGTATAAGAAAAACACTTGATGCACCGCTTGTAAAGCAGGGCTTTGAGCTTGGCGAGCATTATGGCTATTTTGGTCATGAAGTGCGTGCTAAAACGGGTAAATTGCGCCCTAGTGACGTTGAGTTCATTGAAGGCACTAAGGTTAATGTTGTACCAGATTGTCGCACGACTCACCTGTCTGTTTCTGACGATGGGACTGTGGATTTTACTCAAGAAATCTATGATACCGATGGCGGCAAGGCAATGTCTGTAATGATTGACTCTAATGTAGGTGGCTGGTCTTGGGCGACGAACTCAGCAAACGGTCATCGCATTATGACTGATTTTGCTGGTATTGATTATGTTAAGCGCCCTAACTATATCAGCACTGAAAATATGATGCTGGCGAGTACTGCGCCATCAAGAGAAGATATCATCGCATCTTTAGTCAAAAGCGGCTTAAGTGAGTCAGAAGCTAACGAAAAGTATGAAGCCTTGGATGCTGATGACTCTGTAAGTCGTGTTGAGCACAACAGCGTTGTCGAAGAGCTTGAATTAATGCACTTAGCTAACGATAACAAAGAAGATCAGAAGATTTCTGACATCGAGCAAGCGTCTGAAAAAGCCCGCGCTGACAGCCAAGCGCTTATGCTGGCATGTATTGAAAGGTTACCTGTTTTTGTGACTGAGGAAACAAAGGCGCTTGCATTGCAAAGCACTGGTGAGCCAAACGAAGCATTAACAATGATTTTGGCGAGTGTTGGCAATATGTCAGAGCAAGATAAGTTGATGTTAGCCAGCGCTAACAATGTAACGGCTTCACAGGACACCGCTACAGCTAATGAAGGTAAAAGCTTTGAAAGTTACGAGGAAGAGCCTAACTTTAATAACAAAGCTTAATAATCAAGATAGTCGAACTCTTGCTCAAGCGACAAGAGTTCCTTTTTCCTCGCAATGCTATCAAGCTTCTCTCTGCGCTCCCTTGCTTTAATAGTTTCCTCGTTAGGTCTGCTCTTTTTTCTTTCCTCACCTGACTCTCTTGCGCATTTTCTTTTTCCGCCCTCGACACTAAAAATGTAACCTTTGCTGTCGTTTATTTCTTTGTTACTTTTCTTTTTTTTAGTTGTCATGGTTGATCTCAATGTTTGAAATGAATAATTCAGTAGTAGGTTTTCGACCTGACACTTTGCCAGAAACACTATAAGTGATATTAACGACTTGCTGCCTGTATTCTGAAAACAACTCTTGAATGAAGGTATTGTTTGAGTTTGTTAGTAAAAAAGGCGCGCCGATGGCGTTGAGTGCGTCAATAAAGGCTTTTAACCGTTCATAGAAGGCTTTGTCTGCCCTTGTGTTTGTATAGCCGTCAAAAGTGTCATAATAAGGCGGATCGATAAGGTAGAATTTATCGTTAGTAATCGGCAAGCTATCATACTGCGCGCTATCTAGTACAGCACCCTGTAGTGTCTTAGAAGCCCAGTTTAAATTTTGCTGATTTACATTAAAAGACTTTCGCTGCCCCCATGGTGTATTACATTGGTTGTCGCCGTTGACTCTGTACAATCCATTGTAGCCAATTCTATTGATGTAATAATAACGAGCGGCTAGCTGCTGGCTTGTGCATTGATCATATCTATCCCATTCCCTAACGTGATAGTAGAAGCGCTCACTATGGTAGTCAGAGAATTGTGTTAAGGCACTACTAAGCTCAAGAGGGTTGGTTTTTAGCTCTTCGTAAAAATCAATTAAAGGAGAGCTTAAGTCGTTAAGCAATGATGGCTCAGTCAGTAAACCTTCTTTTGATAATAAAAAGAAGGTTGCAGCAGCGCCAGCAAACGGCTCTGCAATGGCTTGTTTTTTAGAACTCAGAAAATAAGGCTTTATTTTATCGTAGAGCCTAGCTTTTCCGCCTACGTACTTTAGAGGTGTTTTTTGTACATGATTCATTTTTAGTTTTTCCTGCCTTCGCTGGCGCTCTAATATTTAGAGCGGTTCGCCACAATTCATCCTGCTTAGCTACGCTTTTTAGTCGAACTCGAAAAGGCTTGATCAGGCTAAGCGTTATATAATCTTCGCATTGCCTGATATCGGAAATAGAGCGTGTTATTTTTTCTCTACTAATCCCTATGGCCTTTTCGATTTCCTTTGGCGTTTTATACTCGCCATGACTAATCAAATACTTGATAACAGCGTTTCGTGTTTTTGCTTGCTTGCTAAGGGGCTTTTTCGACATCTACGCAACCTCGCAACCGTCACCGATATAAAAGGTTAAGGGTTTGTCGCCTAATGTCATCGCCTTAGCCCCCTTGTTTTTGTGAGGGGCTGTGCATTTTATTTTCGAGCCTCTTAATGAGTCAGCCAAGCAGTTACCCAGTGACTCAGAAATAGACGTACTCCCTGTGATCAAAAGCGTTAAAGGGTAAGCCTTCACTACTGTTATTTTTTCACCGAAAGGCGTTATCTTTCCGTCTAGCTCTGGCGCATAAACAAAACGCTTTCGCCAGTCTTTAAATATATTACTGTCAAATTTTGTGTTGTTTTTTCTTGCTGTTTCGTAAACTTCCCGATAAGCGTATGCTGATTTTAATGCATGCTGTGCTCTTTCTTCGGTTACTTTGATTTCAACGCCAACACAGAAACCTTTAGAGGGTTTGTCGCTGATTGATTTATCAGTGGTATTCACATAATAAGTGAGATAGCGCGAACCCGATTTGTTCACGCTGATGCCACCATTGACGCCCGTTTTATCTGAGAGGTCTTTTAGGATCTCCATTTTTGTCAAGCAATTCATTTCGTATTACCGTATAAGGTTTAGGGGCTTCAATGCCCACCTGTACGGAATTTCCTTTCATGCTTAAGGCGCAAAAAACAATTTTGTCACCTGTTGGCGTGAAGACGGTAATTTTTGACTGGTCGGCATTGCCTATTTTTCTGCTTAGTACGAGCATTAGTGAGCATTTCCTTTTTTTGTAGTTAACGGACTCGCCGCAAAACCACCATTGGAAACCATACCTTGCTGTACTAACATTTTTTTCTTATCTGCATAAAACTCAGCTACGGCATCACTACCGTACTCCTCTTTAATTTCAGAAAGATTCTTAAAGGTTATTACGGTATTTAGTGGTATTTGCTTTGTAGTCATGAGTAAGCCCTTCTATAGCTATTAATCGGCATTCGTGCCTTTTTGCGATTTTGATAATCTCACAACATCCTAACAAAATAAAGCAAATTAATAAAAATATTTTATTTGTTAGGGTATCCTGTGTTATAAATAGATATCAAAATAAAAAAAATGAGCGGTATATGTCAGCGCAACCTAATATTGTTTTCTGGAAAAATGGTGAAAGAGCCATACCAAGAGAATTTATAAAATGTGGATTATTTGCAGTTCGTGGCAATAGAAAAAGAGAGGGCTGCATCAAGCCGTCAACGATATTCTCTGATAGCAATAAGCAAGGTGTAACCACAGTTAATTACCATGGCTTTGGCTTAAATCAAGATGATTTGGATGTCTATTTAGAGCTGCTGCATTTAAGTAAAAAAGTTAACACTGGCGAAGTTATTTCATTTACTCGTTCTGAATTATTGCACTCACTTGGTTGGCCTTTACAGACTAGATACCGAAAAAAGATAATTGATTGCTTAGACCATCTTCGTAATACCGCAGTGAGTGGCAATGTTATTCGCTACATCGGTAATAACGAAACAACTAACCGCCAGTTTAGCTTCAACCTCATTTCTGAATACAGTATTTACATCACCGACGAAGACGGAAAAGGCACAAGACGAGTATCAAGAGATTGGTCGATTGTGCTGCCTCACGGCTTAAATGAGTTATTTGGTGGTGGTGGCTTTGCGAGAATAGATAGCTATGAAAGAAAAGCCTTAAGCGGCAATTCATTAGCTAAATTCATTCACGCCTTTATTGCCAGTAATAAATATGACGGTCGATTTACCCCTAACGCCAAGCAGCTGCACGAACTCTCAGGCTCTACACGTAAAAAGGTAAAAGACTTTAAAGCCCAAGAGCTTCAAAAGGCTATCGACTGCATTAATGATGCAAACATCAGCTATGAGGTTTGTATGAATAAGGTTACTGGGCGATTAGCAATGATGCTTCGCTCTGAAAATTACTAATTAAAAGGATTGTTATGTTTTTATTTTTTGGTGTGCTCAACTTCTTCCTCACGACATCCGTTGTATTGGACTTTGTTAACTGGTCAACACTTAACGCAAATGCAAAAAAATTCCTGCTCGCTACATTTACAATTGCTCTACTTGGTTGGGGTTCTATTATCACGATAGCCATTCAAAACAGCCAAATGGAAACCCCAAATATGATAAATGAGCAATAAAGCCAAAATGAGTAAAAATAACGTAACTAGCATTAGTGATTTTTCAGCAAAGAAAAACGCACCCGATCCACAGTGTACCTTTATCGATGACGATAACATCACTTGGTTTGAATACACCTACAGCTACAAAGACGAGAGACAGCGAAAAATGAGTTTCACGCTTTGGGCTACATCAGTAAATGACGCAAAAGAGCGCCTAGCTTCATTGAAGGCCAATGCTCAGCTAGACGGTCAGTTGATCAGTAAGGATATTTAAGTGGTTAATTTTGATATTTCACCTAAAGCGATATGGATAGTTATCATTCTTTTATCGCTTGGTGTATGGAAAGCGTGCGAGCTGCTGTACTGGTTCTTTACTCATGTGAGTGTTGATTTTTAAAAAAAAGGAAGCCGTTCCATGCTCAAGTATGAACAATTATCCGACATTCCTTGCCCTGATTGTGGCGCTGACTTCATGGCTTTATCTATCGAATCAAGCAGGGAGCAAGGTTTTAGTAGAATTAAGTGTACTGATTGTGTTGATTACTCTTTTCAACGTAAAACCCATGAAGAGGGTTTGATTAAAGCTTTTGAGAAAAAATATAACCTCAAAATTACAGGGTAAATTATGCGTATTATTTTCTTAGATATTGACGGCGTTTTGAATAAGGCGCTAGTAGCTTCAAATAGCGAAAGTTCTGACGTTTTAAAAGTTCTGCCTTATGGTTGGATGAATAAATCACTAGTTGAAAATCTTAATAAAATCACTGACGAAACGGGTGCAAAAATTGTTATTAGTTCAGCTTGGAGATGTTCAGGGTTAGGCGAAAACAAAAAAATGCTTAAAGTATTCGGTGTTACGGGTGAGGTAGTTGGTCAAACGCCACATCTAGGCCAGCATTCTGTTCGTGGGAACGAGATCAAAGCATGGCTTTATGAAAATAAAGAGGTTCTAGGTGCTGATTCATTCAATTTTAAGCAGTATGTGATCATTGATGACAGCTCAGATATGTTACTTGAACAAGCTGAGCATTTCATACATACAGATGCTTATGCAGGGTTATCAAATCATGCTGCGCATAGGGTTAAATTAAAACTTAATTCACTAACTAACTTAGTGTAGGAAACAGCACATATGTATTTTTTTAAGAAATCACTAATTTCGATAGCAGTTAACAGAGCTTTATTTCACCCTAAAGCAGCGACACCAACAAACGAAGGTTAAGTAGGAAGTAAAATGGATAACATGGATTTAATAGAAGTATTAAAGGTTGAGAAAAGTAATTTTGAGCACGAAAAGCAGTCACCGCATAGCTTCTCATTCCCTTGCAATATTTGTAAGTACTCAGATGTTGTATTTGGTGAGCCTTGCCAAGATTGTGATCATCAATAACGTATAGGAAGCGAAATGGCTCAGATTATTTGTCACCACAAAGGTAAATACAACTTCTACTGCACTATTAGTGACGGCTTTAGGTTTGTGTCTTCGATAACTTTGGAGCAACTAACTTCATTGATAAAAGAAGAACAAGGCTCTAATGGTTTGGAGCGATTAGACGAAAGGTTAAAGAGGGCGCAGCTGTATGGAACTAGTGCTTTACCTAGTGAAGAGCTAGAGCCTTTCCTTTGCTGTAATCGAGCAGGCGAAAATGAAAGATTTTTAACAACCAAAGAGTGCGTTAAGCGCTTTTTATCTTAATAGGAAACTTTTTTTATGTCCGAAGATACAAATTTAATGACTCTTTCAGTCGTTGGTCTTGATACTTTTGCTAGAGAAATTCAGCACGAAGGTAAAACTCACAAAGTGATAAGCGTAGGCATTGGTGACGAGTTTGATCGCTCTGCTAGGTTTCGGTCGTTATTGCGCTCATTGTTGTGTAATGACTGTATTGATATTGATGTTAAATATCTAAATGAAATAGGTCTAAGTCGTGAAGATGCGTCAGAGCTAGGTATGCATATTGAAGATTTAGAAAATATAAATATTCCACCCCGTAGCGAGTGGGACGAGTAATAGGAAACGGCACTTATGAATAAGGAAAGCTTTGAAAGCCAATACCTACAAACATTCAAAGTTGATGAGGCAATATTGGCTCTTGATGGTAGGTTGAAGCAGTATTATCAAGAGTCAGAGTTTAGTGATAATTCTCAAGCTGCTAGGCAATGGTCAGAATTTAAAAGGTGGTGTTTTGGTCGTTATTCTCAAGATGAAATAAATGCGTCTAAAAGACGGGTTACGGGGCAGTTAAAATTTAAAGATGAAACTGGCGCACGTTAAATTTTTAATATAGGAATGGCAAATGACAATAATTAACTGGTTGAAAGGTGTGTTTATTCATAAGAAAAATAACAAAGAACATTTCCCTGTCGAGCGTTATAGCGGCATGACATGTATTGGTTATAAATGCCACGGTTGTGGCTATGAGTGGTATGAAAAACGCAAATACGACAAAAAAGGAAGTTGAAATGGCTAAGAAACTAAACGGCAGATTAATGTCGAAGTTAAAAGGCAAAAAACACTCTGAGGAACACGACGAGTATGTTGCAAGTAAAAAGCTAAAACGAGAGCAAAGAGAGCAGAAAAATCGTTCTAAGCGTTTAGCAAAAATCTAAATAGGAAATATGAAGTGTCTAAAACATTACAATTTCAGTCGATAAATCCGTCAAAACAAGAATTGAACACTCTTGCGTTTATAGAGGCGCAAAAGAAAATGATCATTAGCGCTTTTTCTTGCGTACCACCATGCAAGAGCACTGTTAAAGTAGTCATGGTGCCGAAAGATGATTTAATGACTTTGGTTGTATTGCTAAGGAATCTACGAGCTAAGAAAAGAGCAAAATTAGAAGATGTTGCCAAGGCGATGAATATCACCAAAGAAGCATATTTTGCAATTGAAAAAGGTGAGCTGCTTCCTGATCTTTATCATCTCGATGATGTTGCTAAATTTTACGGTATTAACAGCGCCGTATTTAATCGTTATTTTAAGTAGGGCTGATTTATGGCTATATCTCCATATTTATCGAAAAACGTAAGTAAAGAGATGCTTGAAAGTGCAGAGTTTATTAGTCCGCCTGAAAACTACCTGTTAGCGGCTTTTCGTGATTCTCAGGAGTTTTTAGAAGAGTGTTTATTGGCAGTGCTGGCGGCTGGAATACCAGTTAGTTGTATCAGGATAACACCACCACATGAGCATCAAACGGTTGAATGGGGTTCATTCGAAGTAAAGTGCGGTTTTGAGTTTGTAGGTAGTATTAATTAAATGAGGTAGAGCTTCTATGCCAAAGCCAGAAAAACCCAAGAAGCGTAAAAAGAAAAATGGTCATGCGCTTTGGTGTGATTGCTACAGATGCACAACAAAAAAGTAAATTCTCAGACATTAAAAAGCCCCTTTAATCTTGTGAATAAAGAGGCTTGTTTTAAGTCTATTTAATTAAGCCGTAGCTAATAGACTTTCCGCATTGTGTGCGTGAAAACTTGCTTCTAAATTAAAAAGCATAGTAATAGGTAGATCATAGTGCGCTGCTAATTTAGCTGCCATTGACTCAGTTAGAGAGCCACCACCGATAAGACGGGTAACAGTAGAGGCAGATACGCCCATTGTTTCCCCTGCTTTATTTGCTGAAATACCTTTTCTTTTAAGAAATTTGCTAACGTGATGTCCTGCACCTTTAGGTGTAATTACTAAACCTATTTTGCTTAGTGCTGCCATTGATTCGCTATTTGACCGATTCATAGCTACTCCTGTTTTTTACTCTATGTTTATAGTTTTATGTTTCGCTTTTTAAGCTTATTAGTATTATTTTTTTATAATGTTATTCGGGTTTTAAGCAGATTAGGAATTAAATAAGGTAGGCGCTAAAATAACACCTACCTTTAACCTAGTCATAGCTTTTCAGTGTTAGTACTTCTATTTCATTATCGTTATTAATTTCACCTGAAACAGCAAATACAACATGCTGATAGTTTTCCTTAATAACGTAATTAAAAGCATTACCACTAATTGATAAATCATCGTACATTGAGCTTAGGTCACTTATCTTATCTACACTCATAAGAGTTTCGATAAAATCAACTACATCACCTTTTGCGGTTTCTGATAACTTATCAATTGCGCCAGCTAGGTCATTAATATCTAAAATTAGCATATAAACTTCCTTTTCTTACTTATTAGTCCACCCTAGCGCAAGGGATAAGTACAGTATACAGCTTAGTGCGCAATACGCAATAAGTTTTTAGTGCGCGAAGCGCAATAATGATAATCGAGGTGTTTTTACTGGGGTTGTTGGTGTGACAGTCACGCTAATTTAATAATTTAAACGTGACTGTCACGAAATAAGAGCGGAAGGGGTTATTATTAGTGCATTGTAATCTATAGTGTTTTTATTGGCAGCCCAAGTGTGTTGCTATGGGAATTACCCCAACTAACGACAATTTAGAGAGAGTTTTACACCTAAAGGGATATAGAGGCACGAATAGACCTGCAAAGAGCGGTTATTGTCCAAAAAAGTGGCTAGTAATCCTGTTTTAACTGCTTTGTTAGCGGTAAGTTCTCTAAATTGTCGTTAGTTCATCTCTATTTTGTCGTTAGTTCATCTCTATTTTGTCGTTAGATAACCTTTTATTTTGCCTTTGCTTTATCTCTTGGGTGATCCTTTCATGGGTAAGATGGCTACATATTGATGAGTATTGCGCTATTTTTTTTAGGTCAGCCATGGTTAGTTTTGCAGAAGGATCATAAGTTTTTAAATCCTTTTCATATTTAAGTAAGAGAGCTAAGTTTGTTCGCATCCACTCCCCCTCAAGGTGAGTTCCTGATTTTACTTTTGGACGCCTTGAGAGTCGTGGCCTTGTTGGAGGTGAAAACTCTGGCGTGCTTGCTTCAACTATATAAACAAATCTAACTGCATAAATTGACCTTGAGCGTTTTAGCGGTTCATACATTACCGACAAGTCGCTTTTAGAATTTATCTGATTTACCGCAGGGTGAATAACTCTGTCTTTAAAGTCTCCCCACCTATTGTACTTATCATCTAAGCCTGACACTGTTTTCATCCAGTCAACATTTAACTCAACTTCCACAGTAGAGCCTTTTTGGTGTTTATTTAAATTCCTAGCCTTATTTAGCCATTGGTATAATCTAAATGAAAAGGGAGTGTTTAACTGGCTAACATACTGAAAATTAAGTGAAGTAAAGTTTGATTTTAATTCGAATAGATACTCATGAATAGAAGGGTTGAACTCAATAAAAACTTCATCAGAGTCATCTAAGGTAGAGTAGTCGAGATCTGTTAGCCAAGTTTTCTCTCTTACTCTTGGTTTGTTGTTGTCATCAAGGTAGGGCACTTTGATCGGTTTTCTGTTAATCTCCTTCAAGGCATTGCGCATGTTTCTATAAACATTATGCCTGTCTAGGTCATACATCTCTGCAAACTCAGATGCATGTATGGATATGACGCCAGTTTTGGACTTTCTGCTGTCAACCTTTGTTAGCGCTAAGTTTAATATTCTCAATTCATCAAGGGACAAAGAGTAACTAAATTCAGAAAGGTCATTGCTATGTACAACGGTTAAGTTAGGTTTATGATCCATATTACTACTAACGACATATTATTGTTTTGTCGTAGGTTAACAGTAATGCGATCCATAAATAAAGCTTTTTATTGGCTATTCCGCTACAAAGGATCTTATCCACATCATTTTTGTCGTTAGTTAGTCTCTAAATTGTCGTCTATTAGGCTCTAAAATGTCGTTAGTTAGTCTCTAAAGTATCGTTAGATAGGCTCTAAACTGTCGTTAAGTGGCCTTATTACCTCTTTAAAATCAATTCGTTAAAGCCCACTAAAGAGAAAGAAGAAAGGGAAAGAAGAAAGAATGTAAGATCTAACGCAAGCGTTACCTCATGTTGTATTTAATTGTTTAGTTAAGTGCAATCATTCCTACAGTGGGATCCTGACAGTTAAAACAAACAAGAATAGAAAAAACAGCCGTTAGCTCCTGTGAGTCAATTTGAGTGGCTTAGGGCTATAAGGCAAGTTAGCTATCGCAATGAATGCAATAACCGTTATTTGATAGCAAATATTAACGTGTAGAGCTATTAACAATACCAAACGATCCTTTACTTTTTTGCATTCATCAACTACCGCTTTTAAGTGATTTTAAAGCTATCAAGGCGTTAAAAGCTAAAATAGACTTGTTAGTAAATCTGTTAGTATGTTGTTACTAACCCTGTATAAGCTGTGTTTTAAGGCTTTTATAGCCATTTTTAACAGTACTATCGGATAACCAAAAGAGTACTATCACATAACTATTTGCGTACTATCGGATAACCAAAAGAGTACTATCACATAACTTTAACAGTACTATCGCATAACCTCATATATGAAAAAAAACCTTGTAACTACTGCTACCACTGGGTTTGTTGCTGTACACGAAATATACGCTATCTATTATTATCTACTATATCTAAATATATATTTATATCTTATTAAGTCGCTGGCGCTCCAAGAGTAAACAATAAATTTTTATTTGATCATCTTGAAAGATAAAGAACGTCTACAAGGCAATTAAGCGGCTTATTTTATTAGATCGCTAACTTGGGTGTTAGTTTGTGTTAATAAGCTTATTTTATTCGTTTGCCCCATTAAAAGATGAATTCATAACGTAGTGAGTAGATCCAATCAAAGGATCTTAAGTGAATTTAACTGTATTGGTGAACGGTCATCACTTTTTGTATAAAAAAGAAGCTATACCTTTCTGATTGCCTATTTTTTAATTAAATGTACTAACAACTTGAACCAAAATTTAAAAAATTATAGTATTGCATTAGATTAACCCTTTAATAGAAAGGGGGTTGCTAAAACTTAATGAAATGAGATTTATAAAATGTCGACGCAGTTTAATGAAGAAATACAAAAAGCAGTGCAAAGTTTCAGCTATGAAATACCAAGAGAGCTAGAAGATGAAATTAGCAGCTCTCTTCAATTATTGCTTTTACAAAAAACAGTTGACCATCAAAAGACAAAAGATGAGCTAGCTAGATCTAGTGCAACAGTCTCATCATTAAATTGGCAGTTAGAGCAAGAAAGAATTAAACCACCAAAAATAGAGTATCGAGTAGAAAAAGTTAGTACTGGGTATATATCTCTTAAAGAGCATGACCGTATAAGACTAAACCTTGCTAAAAAATTAAAAGAGTCAGAAAACTCTGTAAAGACATTAAAAGATAATGGCGTATTAAATGCTGAACTAACTGAAACAAACAAATCACTGGTAAATGAGTTATCTGATCTAAAGCCTGCTCTTGAGCAATCTCACGAAGCAAATAGACAGTTAATGGTTAAGCTAAGCAAATCAAAAGATAAAGTGTCTTCTGCTGTTAAGCGTGAGAATGAGTCAGCAGGAAAATTTATAAAAGCTGAAAAGTCATTTCAACAAGAATTAACGAAACTTAGATCAGAGCGTGCCCAGTACAACAGCAGTACCAAAATGCTGAATGACAAACTTAAAGAGGCTCTTGCTGAATTGAAAGATGCGCGAGAGTTGGTGGCAATTTCTGGTAAACAAGTACTTTGGGAAAATAAACGCCGTGGTACTTGGTTGACTTACCTTGGCGTTCAGCCTGTAGGTGAAGAGCGGCCTAGTGCAGTAGATGGCACTGAGCTTGATATGAATAAGCCAGTTTTCTCCTTTCATCATCCTAACGGAATTTCACGGATGGTGTTGTGCGGAACTGATGAAGAAAATGCAGTTATCTTTGCTGCTAACACAGCTGTCTCTATGCCTACCGCTTTTGAGAGGAAAGAAATTTCAGAATTGATTGCTGATGTTAACTTCGAACAGGTGCAAGAGCATTTTGATAAAAAACAAGCTGAGCTTGCTTCTAGGACAACGTATGTCGCTAAGAAGGCTAAGCAAGTTAATAATTCAAATGTAATGTCAAAAGCCAAAGCTAGAAAAGCATTAAAAGAATTAAGAGCAGGCGGAGATATAAGCCCTGAAACTGCAAACGTTGTGACGGGGGCTGCTGTGCTTGCTGAGCATGATTCATTAAGTCGTGATGAGAAGGTCGATAAGATTAAGCGTATTAGTTCAAAGATGAGTGAATCTAAGCGAGCTAAAAACAGAGCTAAACGGAAAAAGAAAAAATAACATGAAAAAGTCAGTATCAAAACGCAGAAGAGCTTTTGAGTTCTTAATCAGCAAAAAAAATATAGCGACTGAAAATAAAAGCAGTCATTCAGCTCATTCATCAAGACGAAAAGGGACTGTAAATATTTCATCATGAGTAAAGTTCATAGCGCTAGAAATAAAGATGAGTTCCATGTGATTTTAGACTCGTTAGAGAAAAAACGAGGTATAAAAGCTCGCTGGATAGCAGAGTTAACAGCTTTGTGGGCGCTAAGGATTAGTGATTTATTAAGATTAACTACAAAGCAAATAGATGCTGCTCTTGATGTAGGTCAATTCAAAATAATTGAAGGTAAAACAAAGAAAAAGAAGCTGATCACGTTAACACCACATGCAATAAAAATATTAACTGAAATGCGCCTTAAGTTTCCTAATGACAAGTATTTATTTGAAAGTCGCTACGGTGGTGGTCGAAACCCTATCAGCAGAGGCAGGGTGTGGGAGTGGATGTGTGAAGTTGAAATCGATGTAATGAGATATAGGCGCTCAATAGGTCGGTTAGGCAATGTAAATTTAGGTACGCATTCGTTAAGAAAGTCTGGTTCACGCTTGAGAGAGCAAAATGGTTGCACACTTGAAGAAATACAGCAGCTTTTAAATCACAGTAAGCCAGAAACAACAATAAACTATCTTGATAATGATGAAGAGGATTTGGTTGATACATATGTTGCTGGTGACAAGGCTTTATTCGGTTAATTCGGACAGTCTAGCACTTAAAGCCGAAGTTAAGAGCAAGCTGTTGATTTTAAAAGCGAATTAAGACACTTGGTTTTGCAGGTTACTTTTTGCACGATTTGTACGTCCGTTAAGTCCGAATGTTAAAGGATCGTTTTGATTAGCAAAGATAAAATAACAGCGCACAATTTACGAGAAAATGAGTAATGACTTTAAGAATGTCAGAGTTTGATCTTAATGAATTTCAGGCTAAGCGAAAAAAGAAGAAAACTGCGAAAAAGTGTCCTTTATCCGTTAGCAAAAAGGGCTTGGCAACGTTTGAGGTGAGTAAATGCCCACACAAAATCGCACTTGAAAAGCTTGCTAGAAAGCCTGAGTTAATAAAAGGCAAGCATGAGCATTATGATCAGGTTCGAGTGTTCTATCATTTTTCAATTAATAACCAAATCATCTATGAGTCGTTGGTTTCTGTTCCGAACGGAGGTCAAAGGCACACTAAAACAGCGATAGACTTGAATGCAGAAGGTCTAAAGAAGGGCTATCCTGATATGCAGCTAGATATCGCTAAGGGTGGTTATTTCGGTTTAAGGCTAGAATTAAAGCAAAAAGACAAGAAAAAAGGCAGAGTGTCGGAAGCTCAACAAGCAAGATTAGAATTGCTACACGATAACGGGTATTATTCAGTTAAGGCATGGGGTTGCGAGGAAGCTATACGAGCTATAGAGCTTTATATGATGTTACCCAATACGAAATTTAATCCAATGGTAATAAACAATGATTTTAACAAAACAACAAGCTGATGTGATTGGTGCGCTACTTTCTGATAGCGGCCTAGTATTAGGTAGAAAAAAGAACATAGGCAGTAGGGTCGTTTTTGATAGTAAAAGCGGAGTGCCGCTACTGGTCACAAGCGAGAGCAGTAAAAAGCAAGTTCCTATGGCTGTGCATGGTCGTGTGGTTAACGATATGGTTGAAAAGAGCTTACTTAAGCTGGATAAACAAGGTAATCATGTTTTAACTGATTCTGCTAGCAGTATCAACAAAGAAGATCTCAAAGATTATACAGCGAATGGTAAGCCAAGAGTAACCGAGGATGGTATTTGTAAGATGGCTGCTAAGTACGGTTACAACTTCGAATTTCAGCGTGTTGTAGGTATTGCTATGTTCACTAAAGACGGTGATGCGGTTGTTGAGACTTCAATAAGAATCGACAGACTTAGCGATATGAGTATCACGGAATGGGAAGAGCATTTATATAAATATATAAAATCTTTATAGCTTACAAATAGCTAAATGTAAGAGTGCTTAGGTGCTCTTTTTTTGTGTTGAAAGTATATTGTGTTTTATATGTATTTCGTATGTATGTTAAAAGTTATTTATTTGTGTGTTAATTGTGTTTGTAATGAGCTATCATCATTGCAATGGTACAAAAAAAGGAGTCGTAATGGCTAAGATTATTGTTGTAGCAAATGGTAAGGGCGGTGTTGGCAAAACCGATACCGCTAAGAATGTAAGTTACTGTCTGGCTAAGCAAGGCAGTATGGTGCTTATGGTAGATTTAGACCATCAAGGAAACGGGTCTAGGGTGATGACAGGTGGCTCGTATTCGTTTGATGTAACCATGACCGATGTGTTTGCAACTAAAGGTGTGGAGGTGATTAAGGCTATTGTTCCTGCTGTTGACGGAAAGACAGAGGAAGAAATTGATAATTTATTTATAGCGCCAGCCTCGCCGTTATTTGGTGAGGCAGTGATAGCAGCTCACCAAAGAACACGTAGAGAGCAAATATTAGAAAAAGCACTAAAGGGTGTTGTCGATGATTTTGACTACATAGTAATTGATTGTGCGCCTTCTTTAGATTTGTCTGCACTTAATGCAATAAACATAGCTGATTTGATTGTAAGCCCTATCGGTGATGTTGTGTCAGTTGAAGCGACAGCCTCTCTATATAGTAAGGTTTTGGACTTGCGAGAAGATGATATGCCGCTGTGCTATATGTTCCGCACGATGAAGGATGGCAGGGCATCTATCGAGAATGATTTGATAGACCATGACATTGCAGAGAATCTAATACCTAGATTTGAAGCTGAAATTAATCGATGCGCAAACGTCAGCAAGTCGATAGTAGCTAACCAAGCGGTGTGTGCCTATAAGAAAGGCTCTGTTGTCGCCATGAAATACAAAGAATTAACAAAGGAAATAGTAGAGGTGCTTGAATAATGGCAACACAAAAAAATAAAGAAATACCAGCAAGTAAGACGTCTGCTTTCAACGCTCGTCTTAATGCTGAAAAAAAAGAAAAAAAGAAATTAAAAAAGACCAGTAAAACGTCTGATAGCAACTCATTAGAGCAGCACTCATACCGCTGTTCTGATGGTGAGTATGAAGAGTTTGGGCAGTGGGCTGATGAATTAACCGAAACAACAGGCAGAAGAGGTCGTGGTATTACTCGTAGCATGATTATCCGTGGCCTGCTTTCTATGCGTGAAGAAATCGACGAAGACCAGCTTATATCTGCTATCAAGGACAATATGTAGCGCAATATAAGCAAAGTTTAAAAAATTTAAGTTACCTCAAAAAAAGTGCGAATTTTCGCACTTTTTTTTATGCGAAATTCGCACTTTTCGCACTCTCATTCGATCCTTTTTTCGCAGTTTTCGCACTTTTTAATTTTAGCGAACTAGTTTATTTGTTAGGATGTAGCCCATTAAAGGTTTTAGAGCCAGTAACACGGCTTGGAGTTTGGGTTGGCAGAGCGAATAAATTGGGCTGAACACTTAGCAGAATACGCTAAGTTACTAGATACTGAGCAAATTTCAGTACAAGCATATTGCGAGAAAAAAGGCATCCCTTTCGGCTCAGCTAAGCGCCATATCAGCACAAAAAAGGCGAGAGAATTCCTAAGTAATGGCGCTAAAAAGGGCAACTCTCAAAAAAAAACCAATTCCAAAGCCAAAAAAAACAGATCGACAACGATCGTTAAAAAAGCACCCAAAAAAACAGGTGCTCGCGCTAATAACTCAAACGCCAAGAAAACAGGCGTTATTACTCCTATTGAAAATATACCAGCGCCTATTGTTAAACGGGCGGTTATCAACATGGATCGAGATACCAGTGATTCAGCTGTTCCATTGGAGCGAGTGCTAACGGTTCTTTATGCTCAACTTGAATTCGTACTGCAAAATCAATCGAATATGCACAGCGCTATTGATCACTTGTATGAAAGTGAGGAAATACCCGACAAGACTGAGTGGAATGAGGGCGAGTCTCATGTGCTTAAGCGTTATCGTTGTGATGCTGCAATAACTCCTTCACTGACAGGGTTGGCTGAAACAATCTCGCAAGTTCAGAAGCGACAAGTCGAAATAGAAGTGAAAAGGCGTGAGCTGAGTAACTATACACGCCTAGAAGAACTTCAAATTATCAATAACGCCTATGAAGAGCGCTTTAGAGATAATCTGAATGCTACAGACACGGTAAGGCTTATTGAAGCTTTCGGGGTAGAGCCTCCTATTTCCTTAACTAAAGAAATGGAAAAAGAAATAACCTTCCTTGAACCACCAGAAGAGACGCCAGAAGAAGGCATGACAGATGAAGAATTTAGCTTAGAGGTTATAGAGTTCGAGAAGTCATTAGGTGCAGAGCTGGCGAAAATTACTTCACTAGAGAGTGCGTTTAATGGCGGCATCAGTGTAGGGCATGATAATGGCGATGAAGAACTAAGCGAGAAAGATTTTGAGTAAGCGAAAGAAAAAGCAGCTTATAACGAAATTACCTCAGTATTTAAAGTTTGTAAGGCGCTTTAGGTTTGATTGGCTGAAAGCGTGGCTTTATTTAGTACCCCCTAAATTTCACCCAAGCGCCCAGCAAATGATAATGCTTAATGAGGTGTCGCAAACAGGTAGTCGAGTTTCCATCTCTTCGGGTCACGGTACGGGTAAGTCATTTAGTTCAGCGATGATAGTGCTGATATTCATGCTGTGTTATCCCAACTCACAGATCTATTTAGTCGCTAACAGTGTTGATCAGGTTAGGGCGGCTGTTTGGAAGAACATAAGAATAGTTATATCAGAAGTCAAAAAACGTCACCCATGGCTCGCCCATCACATAATACTTACTGAAACGGAATTATTCATACGTGGACATAAAGGCGTATGGAATTGCCGCATAAAAAGCTGTAAACAAGGCCAAGAAGAGGCGCTTGCTGGTGAGCATAATGCTCATTTCATCTATATTGTCGACGAGGCTTCTGGCGTATCAGATAAAGCCTTTAATGTTATGACGGGCGCAATGACAGAGGATGACAATAGGATGCTCTTATTGTCTCAGCCTACGCGCTTAAGTGGTGTGTTTTACAAGTCACAAACAACCTACACGAAAAGAGCTGGCGACAGCACAGGCTTTACGCCATTAGTTTTTAACAGTGAACTGAGTCGCTTTGTCACAAAGCAATTTTTACTAGAAAAAGCGCGAGAGTTTGGCGGTCGAGATTCAGAAGAATACCGAATAAGGGTGTTAGGTTTATTTCCTGATCAAGTCGCTGGCGATTTATTATCAATACAAGAATGTACCAAAGCGCAGAGAGCAAACCCACAGCTTGCTAATGATTGGGGTTATGTTGCGCTGGTTGATATCGGTGATGGTCGAGATAAGTCAGTTATTCTCATCGCAAAGATATCAGGAGATGATTTTAACAGGCGTTTAGTGCCCGTTAAGTTAACAGAGTACCCAGTCAGCATAAAATCTAATGCAATGGCTAAAATAATCTATTCAGAGTGTTATAGCGATATCTATCCAAACATAACGGTTGCTGTCGATGCTAATGGTGTAGGTAGCACGGTTGCCCAGCGATTAGAGGAAGAGTTTAAGGTTGATGTTATTGCGATGAAGTGGGGTGATTCCTGCCATAACACCAGCGACAAGAAGCGTTTTAACCACAAACGCACGCAAGGCCACTTTAGATTCAAGTATGCTATTCAGCAAGGTCGCTGTAGGCTTGATGCTAGCGATAAAACCAAAGAGCAAGCATCTAAGCTGCCTTACACATTAAGTGACAAAGGCGTTTACGCTATGATGCCCAAGCCTGAGATGAAGAAAAAAGGCATATCATCGCCTGATAGATCTGATACTTATTGTATGGCAATGCTTGTTCCATATGTTCCAGCAAGCGTAGAAGTACCAGAATCATCTAAAAGAGCGCTAGAAGAGGCAGAAAGTTGGTTAAATGAATAAAGGGTGGTGCCACTCGAAAAAGTGGCACAATGGCGCTTAGATGGCCTTTTTCTTTGATTTGTCGTTATGTGCGTCAATATCACTTTGACGGTACAGCATTCCCTTTAGGATAGCTGAGCAAGCAATTGGCGTGACAGGATATGATTTTATCGCCGCTTTTGGGTCGTTCTTTTCTTGAACGGCAACAGAGCAAGCACCTTCCAGATCAATAATAAACATTCCAGTAATCGGAATTCTTACCTTATCTTTAGTGGTGCCATGTTGTGCTAGGTAAACACAAGTGTCTGTATATCCGTAAGTACGAACACGATAAACCTCTTCGGAATCATCTTTAATTGATTGATATTCCTTTGTCGCAATCGCTAAAGCATCAATTGAATGCTGTGTGCCAGTGGTTAAAACTGTGTGATCAAGTCTATCCACTAAGCGACCTAATGATCTCAAAACTTCCGTTTTTGTTTTCTTACGAGAGTTTGTCGCTGGCGGCTGACTAATAGAAACCTTCGTAACGCCTTTTTCGGGCATTAAGATCGGTTTAAATTTACTGGCCTTGGGTGAGAATCTTTCAGGCTCAGATGTCAATATAGCGAGTAATCTTTTATCTATTTCGATATCTGCCATTAACTCACTAACTAATTCTTTAGTTCGTAGTAAAACAACGGGTCTAATATCTCCGTCCTTACGATTCTCTTTAAAGCTAGAGCGAGCGCACCACTTCGTAACGAATTCAGCTCTAAACGCCTCGAATTCGTGGTAGGCTTTGGCTATATTGTTATCTAAAATTTTATTCTCCATTCACATCGCCCTTTATTGTTTTATTAGTTTCCGTACTAACAGCATCTACTAACGTAGAAGTAGTGATCTAATTATTTGCCAAATTTACCAAATATGCAAGGTAAATGCTAGTTATGACAGGTCTAATGCGTTGTTGTTATGGAATATTAATCATAAAAAAACCGCTTTCGCGGCTTTTTGGGGATTAGTTTAGTTTTTTATCTATTTGGTCGATGAGAAATACAAGCATAACAAAAGTGAGAACAGCAACGAGTATAGGGGTTGCTCCTGCTTGTAGGGAGAAATGGATAGAGGTAACGAATGAGTATGTAGCGCAAGTAAGGACGAACAATAAAGCTTTAGTGTTGGATATAACGCCGACAATAGACAGTCCGACTATGATGGCTACCATTTCATTAAATTTAACTACGGGCGTTCCGATAATATCAAACAAGCAGAGGCCACCAATTAGCCCAAGCATGCAAGACAATATCACTTTAATCGATGAGGTCATTCGCAGCTAATCCCACACATAAAGCCGAATCTGATAGACTCCTTTTCTTCGTCGGTAGCTGTTCTTTTGTGAGACTCTTCAAAATTAGAGATCGCATCTTCTATATTTAGCTCTATCATTTGATAGCTTACCGATAACGGGATCATCTCTTCGATGATGGCCTTTACTTTATCTGTGTTTACTTGTTTTTCTAATTCTGACAGTAGTGAAATTAACTTGGTGTGCATCTTCAAAAATTCCTTCTAATCGTGTTTATGGCTGTGTGATTCATATAATACATAGTTTTCATTCGCCCACAATTAGGAGTCATGAATTCTACAAATCTATCTCTATCTCAGCTGTTATATAAGCTTCCTGTACTCGCTGAGCGTTAACACCAATATAAATAAAGGTGTCTTGTTCTGATGCGTGATTAAATAGCTTCTGTAGTATCTTTATATCGATACCTTTACCATTGTCATACGCATGGTATCCAAAAGTCTTTCTCATCGTGTGAGTAGACAATCTAAAATCTAGATCCATATCTTCTCTAACATGTTTGAAGACTTGGTTTACATGACTTCTTGATACAGGTTTTGGCTCTGCCTTCGTTCGGTTTCCTGTGCCTTGAAATACATAGATAGGGTTTTCTATTCCTAATCCTTTTAACGACTCATATTGCGCTGTGATGTACTTCATGGCTGTTCTGTTCAATATTAAACGTTTTGCTTTGCCAGTTTTCTTTTCAACTATCTGCTCTATGTATGCTGTGCCGTCATTTTTCGCTGAATGAATTACCTGATCGAATCTCATCATGCGCAAATCTGAATAACGTAGAGCTGTATTACATCCGATAATTAATAAATGAGCTTCACGTTGAAAGTTCCACTTGCTCATCATTTTCGCAATCATCTTGATGTCAGTTTTATCTTTAATCGGACTGGCTGCTCTGCTTCCGTTTGCTTTTAAAGGTTTTGCTTTGATGGGGGCTGGGCTTTCCTCTCTAATACTTGAAGGGAAGGCAGCAACGCCATTCTTTGAATTACTGCTTAAGGTCTGTGGCTCTTTGCCTAATTCCTTTTTAAGTAACTCGATTGCATCTTTAAATTCAAAGCGTTCAGCTGGGTTCTTAGTTGAGCCAGCATTCATAGACAGCCTGTCTATTGTTTCTTTGATCTCTTCTTGCGATGGGAACTCTGAATTTAACCAGTCTTTAACGTCATTTAAGATATCCATACAACTTCCTTTTTGCTTGCTGCAATTAACTAAATTTGATTCTGTAACAGAATCATATCTCGTCTAATTGCTAATTACCAGCATTTGGCAAGTAGGAATATGCATTATTTTTCGTTAAAGCGTCCCTTTACTATTATCTTCCCTTAATTTTCGTGGGGGATTGATAATAGTAAAAGCGTACAATTTAATCACTGTACAATCGAAAACGGAAAAAACGACAAAGGTTACAAAATATTTTATGAAAATATTAATTTATCATTTAATTCAGTGAGTTGCTTTGCAAAATAACTTCCAGAAAGTGCGTCTTCATGCGTTCTGTAGATTGTTGCAGCGTTGTTGAAGGTGTTTCTTGCGGCGTCAATGTCGCCAATAGCGATATAAACTTTAGTGATTGAGGCAAACATGCTCATCAGGTTGACTGAGTTTGTGCGCTCAAATTCTGTGTATACCATCGCCTGTCTGGCAAAACTTACGAGGTTGTTAGCTACTTCATGCTCTTTAAGGTCAATAGATAAAATGGCTAAGTAGGTGTATTTGGTTGCTTGTAGGTTTGACGGAAACTTCTTTGTTTTATTAAAGTAGTTGAAAATATCACTACCTTTTAGCTCGTCGTTAAAATACAGGTTAATTAATCGAGCAAAATTATACTTCTCTTGCTCGAATTCGTTAGGTTCAATTGTTTTCATGCGCTCAGCTGCCGCCAGCGCATAGCTTGCAAGTATCTTATTGTCAGCGTCACTTTTATCAAACTCAGTAGTGCCAAGATAATCAATTATCATCGCTTCCATTGAGTCCAAGCCTTCATAATCAAGCTGTTCAGGAGTGTATTTATTAATTAGACTGAGTATTAATGCCTTGTCTTTATCTAGCTTTCCACTCATCAGTAATGCATCAGCAAGGTAATAGCTCGATGTGATCAAGTCATCACGACTAACACCTCTGCGGCTTTGCATTCTATCGGCGTTTCTCGCAGATGAAAGCATTTTATTTAAATCAACGTGGCGATTAACCGTGAAATCTATTACATAAGCTCGCTGGGTTATCGGGCTGTCTCCCCAGTTTTCCTTGGCGTATCTAATAGCTCTATTGCTCAGTTTTTTGGCGGCTTTAGTGTTTCTTAGTTCGTATTCAATTCTAGCGCTTAAGCTTAAATATTGATGCCTATACTCTTCCTCTTGACGAGTTCCTTTAAGCAAGTAGAGGGCTTTGTCTATATCAACTCTGGTGTCCTTATATACTGGCACCATTTCTTCCTGATAGAAGTCTTCACTCTGACCGATACTTGTGCTGGCGTAATCGCCAAAGAAAGAATAATAACGCTCTTTTGCAGTGTGGTAATGAAGTAGTGATCTATGCTCTGGCGCTAAAAACAACTGTGGCTTTTGCTCTATTTGTCTAAGTATTTCCAATAGTGGCACGCTTTCTTCGTAGCTTTCGTATATGTATCGACTGGCACTGTCAAACATTTCCAAGAAAGCGCCGACAATAACGGGATCATCATAATTATGACCAACCATCGAATCGAACATAGGCGCAGCTATTCGCTGACTTTTTTCAGACTGCCCACTCTTGTTTAATGCGACAATGTACTTTGATGTGTGCTTTATTCTGTCCTTTTCGTTTAATTCATCTTCAAAGGACTTTAATAGCTTTTCGTACATTTCAGACGCGATATCAAAATGCTGTGCATTAGTTGCCATCTCAGCTAATGACGATAAGAAGTAAACGCGCTTTTCGGTTGTTGCGTTATCAAACTTGTTCCAACTACTTAAGCTGTCTTCAAAAAAATCTTTACTTAAAGCTTTTCGAGAAACAACAGGCTTGAGTACTTCGCTTAGCATAGTGGAATATTCTTCCGACAGCGCTAGGTTATGACGATATTGAGCATTCTGCTCTATTGCATCGATAGAGTAAAAGGCAGCGTATAGGAACGACACAAACCCCATGGCTAAGCCCGTCATCATTAAAGGGTTTCTTCGGGTTTTCTTGTATACTTTCGCTGGCAAGGACTCAGATTTCGCTGAAACTGGCTTGAACTCTATAAACTTATAGAGGTCATTTTTGAATTCAGTAACATTGTTGTATCGGTCATCAGGGTTTTTAGCGCATGCTTTTTTGATGATGGCGTCTAAGTCACCAAGACACCAGTTGTAATCCCATTCTTTTTTACCTAGCAATATGTCGCTAGGCCACTCTTCAAACTGCCCTCTTTCGCATGGCTCTTTGTTGATAATCAATGCATGCAGTAATACGCCGAGCGAATAAACGTCCGAGCGAGCAGATAAAGACTCTCCTTGTAGATATTCAGGAGAGCTGTAAGGTGATCTGTAGTTGTTGGCAAACTTTATCGCATCAGCTTTTGATGTACCTTGGGCGTTAGATGTTGGCGATATGCTGAAATCTAAAAGTACAGGTTCTAAATCATGAGAGACTAGGCCAGTATTGCCCACATCAGTCTCACACATGATCCTAAGAAACATTTCCTTTTCTTTTTCAGTCTTCTCAGAGTAACGAACAAGGATGTTTTCAGGCTTGATATCAGCGTGTATAAGCTTGTTTTTATGCGAGTGCTCTAATGCTTTAGCTACCCTAGCAACACACTTAATTTTAGCTATCAGATTGTCTAGTGATAAAGGAAAGGCTTCGAATATATTACAGCCATTAACAAACTCTGTTATATGGCAATCTAAAAACATACCATTGTAATTAACGCTACCTACATGCAACACATTAACAATGTATTTGTGATTTAGCATCGCCATGATGTCAGCTTCACGGTCAATTAAATCAAAGGGAAGAATGTTTTTGATGGACGGGTTAATGACTTTTATGGCAACTTGTTGTTTTTTCATTTTGCCATCGATTCGCGTGCCTTTATAGACAAAACCGTAAGAGCCTTTATCTATAAAGGAATCTAATCGATAGTCGTTAACAATTAAGCCTTCGAGGGCTTTAGGGTCGTTGATGCCGCCGTTTTTTAGTGACTTGTAGCTTTCTTGTATTATGTTTTCGTTGATCGCTTCATCGATATCATCAGAGAGCATTTCAAGACGGCGATTAACTTCCTTTACTTTGCTTTCATCACCAGCACAAAGCTCTATAACTAGCTTTTCTTGGTCTTGGGTGGTGATTCCGTCTTCTGTGACTATAGCTAGGATATCAAAGGCAGATAATTCGTCACTTGGAACTTCGTAAGCTTCCTTGACGTCATCAGCGGTAAGCTCTGGTTGCTCTATTTCTTCGCTAACAACATCTATTAAGAAAACTATTGAATCGATTTGCTCTTGATTATTGCCGCAGCTCTCAGAGATTAGTTTCAATCTCTCTGCTGGTTCATCAACTAAAAGTGCTTTCTCTACAATATCAAGAACGTCTAAATCCATTACGAAGCTTCCGTTTTTATAGTCATTAAGTGCGCGTATAACTCTGTATTCACTAGCTTTATATTACGCTGAATACTTCTTACTGTCTGCCCTGTTATGTCAGATATTTCTTGGGTGGTATGACCGTCGATGTGATGCATCGCGTAAGCCATCGCCATGTCAGGGTGCTTTATATTGATATGTTCAAGGTGCTCTAGCAGCGTAACCATATCAGAGGCATTTTGCTTGTTTGCCGCTCCTTCCATTAAATCTTGCTCTTCGGGATCCATTGCGCTGACCGAGACTCTATTCTCAGACTGCTTTGTTATAGCCTCAATTTTGTTTTTTAAAATCCTGTAGGTCATAAACCTCAATAGCTGGTAAAGAGCTAAAGGAGTGGTTAATTTTGTCACTGAATTTTGATGAATAGCAAACCTTACCATTACTTCTTGTGTTTGCTCGTTAACGTCCCACATGCCTAATATTGTGGGTATCTTTTTACTGGCAACCATTACACTTTCGTGCTCTTTATCGATAGCAAGCGAAGCGAAACCTCTAACCCATGGCTCGACTATTTTAGCTACTTCATTGATGGCGGTTCTGTCGCCATCGTTCCAGCGAGGGATAAGGAATGTTAACCTGTGTTTATCTTGTTCGTTCATTTGCTCTCTCAGTTTTCATCAACTCAAAAGCTTCTGCGGCGCTTATTATTGTTATCCTTCCGCCATTACGTAAAGTGTCAATCCAAATCATGTTTTGTTTGACTACAATTTCGCTTGAATTAGTGTGTCCACTAATAGTGAGGTCGATGTTTTTGATGGGGTTTAGTTCGCTTGCAGGCTTAGAGTATTTTTCGTGACTCCATAGGCCGTTAAACAGTACGTCATTAGGTATTTTACTGTGACTGAAAACAGCCCAGTCATCAGGTGCTTGAGCGTGAACTAAGCCAATACTGCCGAGTGATGTCTTGACAGTTATAGCGTTAAAGCACTTAGCCTTTATGATACCTGTTAGCCTTCTAAATACAGAGGGTTCGAAGTGATAACAATCAACTGCCCATTGACCGCCTGTGCTGCTTCGCTTTAATTGTTCTTCGATTTTTGAGTTGTAGGGCAATTCACTTATTAGATTCTCATGGTTTCCTTCCAATGAGTAAGCTGTAAGTGTTTTATGTTTTTCGGTAAGCAAGTCTAGGCATTTGATTGAATCATCGCCTCGATTGCATAAGTCGCCAAGAAAGAAAAGGCGATCTGTACTTTCCTTGAAGCCCACACGCTTCATTTCGTTCATTAATTCGTCGTAGTGACCATGTACGTCACCAACAAAGTAATCAACGCCTTCTGTGTTTAATTCAACTTCTAAATGTTTGCTTAAATTTAGCATTGATAATTAGCTCCATCTCATTGGGAGCTACTTTACAACAATTTTGCGCAACACACAAAAAAGCGGCAATAAATCGCCGCTTTCTATATTATTGATTTAGTCGTGTTTATATTTTGACGGAATCAGCATTAATGCGTTTTGATTTACTACCAAGCATATTAAAGTCGATGCGTTTTGATTTGCTGCCAAGCATATTGAAGTCAATTCGTTTTGACTTGCTGCCGTATGAGTTAAAGTCGATTCGCTTCGACTTACTACCTAACAGATTAAAATCAATACGCTTTGATTTGCTACCGTAAGCGATGCGCTTGCTTTTACTACCGTAAGCTATTCGCTTTGACTTACTGCCGAGCACGTTGAAGTCAACACGCTTTGTTTTGCTGCCAAGTAAATTAAAATCAACACGCTTTGTTTTGCTACCTTGAACTGATGGCGTGCCTTGATCAAGATTGCTTGTTGCTGATTCTGCTGCTGGGTTAAAAGCCAACATGATTGATAAGAATATATAATTTAACATAATTTCCCTTAGTTTTTAGTTGTAAAAATAATAATTAAAGCTATCTAAGCAAGAAGCGATCCATTGGGTGATCGTCTGCTTATTGACGAGTATAAACGCTACTTGTTATATTCCGAAAAGAAGCAAGTAGCTGTGTCGATATTATTTTGTTTTTAAGGTGAAGTTACGCAGATTTTAAGGAATGGGTTTATTCGTGTTTTGGTGGTTTTGCTTGTGACTTGTCGACTTAGTGAATTGTATCTAATTGCCATATCCTATGTTATGGCAATTAGAGAGGCCAGCAAAAGCGTTGTTTAATTTATTTGCTAACGCTCTACTTGTCGCTATTTCTATAAATGGTATATTTAGCAAGTAGGTTTTTTATTTGATTTTAAAGATAAGTTGTTGCTGTTTTGCTTGTTGGCTGGTATGAAACAAAAAACCATCTTAATTGATGGTTTTAAATAATAGTCGAGTTTTATAAGGTTGCTGATTTTTCTAAACAGCTTTTATTGTAAAAGTAATCTCTTGCTCTTGCTCAAATGCTGAAACTATTCTTAGTGGTTCGCTGGTCTTTGTTTCACCTTTTTTGTTTATTTCTGCATTACTCTCAAGATGATTTATTAACGATGAAACTGCATCGATGTATTTTTCAGGGATTCGTTTTGTTGTCGTTTTGCCTGCTTTGTGCTTTGGTTTTCCTCCTGATCCCTCTCTGAATCCGCCAATCTTTTTTCCTTCTGTATTGCTCATAGGTGCTTACTCTAGTTGATTTTAGTTGATTGTGTAACGCAATCAGCCTGTACGCAAGTTGTTTGTTTGTTCTTTGTTTTCGTGTGCTAAAGGTGGGTTCTGTGTGGGTCTTGTGTGTGTTTCAGGTGTCCTTGTTGGTAGTTAAAGGAAGTTTAATTGAATTTTTAAGGTGTTTCTTTTGTGTGTTAAAAAGTTGACCTCGATTTGATTCTGTAACATAATCAAAATTAATTGGTTTATATATTAAATTTACAGAGGTATTTGCTTTGAGTAAAGTGGAACGCATAAAGGGAAAAATAGCAAAATTGCTCGCTTTAGCTGCATCAACCACGAACCCACACGAAAGAAATAGCGCCAACACTAAGGCCATGGCCTACATGACGGAATATCGTTTAAATATGGGTGATATAGGAAGTGCCAGCATCAAGCGGCTTGAGTTTAAGCATTCAGGTATAAAAATAAGTTACAGTGATGCGCAAATGGCAACTAGTATAGCTAAGGTTTTAGGTGTTTGTGTCACGTACCGTCAAGGCTACAGTGCGCTTAAAGGGGTGTTTTATTATGTTGGTGAGCCGAGCGACATAGAATTTTCTCGTTATGTGTACGAAGTTGCTAGAGGGCAAATCATCAAAAAAGCAAAGCAGCATCGCCTGTTAATTGGCGGTGCTCCTGCAAAGTATATGAATAGTTATCGAAATGGCCTAAAGATGGGTTTTACCTGTTCGTTCACTAATAGCTATAAAGTTGATTCGGTAACAGAATCAAGCAATAATACAGCTCTTGTCGCTCTAAATAATCGATATGCTCTTTCGTGCGATTTTGCAGGAAATGATTTTAAAGATGATAAGCGAAAAACGAGGCAAGACGGCGCGCTAATGAAAGGGCTTATTGATAGTAAGCACATTGACGTCAAAAAAGGCGTAAATGATGAATCGCTAAAACCTAAAAAGCTGGGCTTTTCTCTTTAAAAAAATTAACATTCTAGTCCTAACAAATTGACTAAGATGTTAAATGTTAATTGTACGATTTAATTTACTAAGGTTTTTAATCATGCCAATACCAAGAAAACAGCGAGAGTTATTTGTTTCTTTGATGGAAGCAACGGGGCACGGCGACACTCCTGTTATTTATGATGTGAATAAAGATGTTTATCATGGTTCTTTTAACAGTGAAACGGTAACTAGGTTAGTTAAACTGGGTGCTATTTTGGTTGTAGAGGGTAGCTTGGGTGAAACGTTGATGATCAACACGCGAGAAGACTTCTTGAGTGGCTTTGCAGCTGGCGCTAATGCGGCACGCAACGGGCAAGATCAATATTATGCTGATTACAATGCTAACCCTTACGCTTTTAGCTGTGGCTATGAGCATTATCAGTACAGGCAGAAGAAATGCAAAAGAACGCCATACGATGAGGCTACAGGGTATGTTTGCCATGGCTTTATTTGTGATAAATCGGACACAATCTATGAGCAGACTCAATAACATGAATCAAACAAAAAAAGACTCACTACTTGAGTCGCTCACAAACATATTAATAGGTCTTTCTATTACTCTAACAGCTAACGCTATTTTATTTCCTATGTTCGGGTGGTCTATTAGTGCAGGCCAAAACTTGAGCCTTGGATTGTGTTATACGCTGATATCGTTAGCGAGGTCATATTTTATTAGACGGATCTTTAATGGGCGGTCTGTTTATCAAGCAATTAAGGGGCTGTTTTATGCCTGAGTTAAGAAGTAAGCAAATAAAAAGCCAATCCAATAATGGCACGCAAAAATATTGGGATAAACGGTTAGAAATTGAAACGCATATAGGCGAGCTAAACAACGCCATTTATTACAACTAAACAATAGGGCTTTAAGATGAATAAGGGAAATAACACTCAAGAAACTTGTGATATTTGTGGTCAGCCAGTTACCTTTGTAGCGAGAAATATAGTTACGCATGACTTCGGTGAATACAAGTACCCTGTTTATGGTGATGATCTATATAAGCGTTGCGATGAGCACAAAATAGAAGCACCTAACTCAGTGGTAAAAGGCGATATAAGTATATTACCAGAAAAGGTTGTTAAGAGATTGGGCGAGGATTTTATTAACGATTACAACAAAAACAAAGAGGTTAAATAATGCAATATTTTGTACATGGTGATATTGAAACGGGTGGCCTTGATGGTCGCATCGAAGGTAATAAATTGGGGATGCTTCACTATCCTATATTTGAGCTGGCGTTTATCGTCACTGACCTTGAGTTAAATCAAGTGGGTGAGCCGTTAAGATTGGTAATCCATCAAAGCGAGGCCGAGATAGCGAAGTGCCATGAATGGGCTTTAAAAGCGCATACAAAGAGTGGTTTATTAGATGAGGTTAGAGCTTCGGCATTGACACTAAAAGAAGCAGAGCAAGTTATTATTAGCCACCTTAAAGCGCTTGGTATCAATAAGTATGATCGTAAAGAAAAAACAGGCGCAGTATTCTCAGGTAATTCTATCAAGCTAGACCGCAATTTTCTTACTTGCCAAATGCCTGAGTTAAACGATTACTTTCATTATCGTCAGCTAGATATTAGTGTGCTGGCGTTAGCTGCTAGAGCGTTTATACCTGAACTTGAGAAAGATATTACTAGCCGTAAAGAGTTTAAGCATGAAGCGCTGGCAGATATCCAAGAGTCGATAAAAGAGCTTAAGGCTTATCGTTCAACGGTGTTCATGAAATGGTAATTATTAAACTTATCGTTAGGGTGGCTGTGCTGCCCTTTACCATTCCTGCATTGCTTGGTACGGCTGCTATTGAGGTTGCACGTAAAGAGCCTAACTGGGAAAAGTGGAAAGATTTTAATTATGTTGTGATTGAGCTTTTACCGTGGAGTAAATATTAAATGATTTTTGATAGAGCAAGAGCAGAGTTTCCTATAGGTACTAAAGTACTCTATTACCCGTTATTAGATGAAAAAGAGGTGTTTACCGAGCATACAGTCAGGTCTGAACCATGGGCACTTGGTCATGGTGAAATCGTTGTTCAAATCAGCGGTAAGGCTGGCGGTGTTTCTCTTGATCACCTACGGGTTGCTTAGTTGCCCTGTTGGATGTACGGCTAACCCAAAAAAGACCTTAACGGGTCTTTTTTTTGCTTTGAATTTAATTGTTATGTCACGCTCTTGTCACGCTCATTTGATTCTGTTACGATATCAACGTACTAACAAATTAACTAAAGGATTAAATAAACCATGAGCAACACTGACCTAACAAAATTCAATCTTAAGGCTGCTGGCTACAATGTGTCTGTATTGACTGTTTCACGCGAAGCTTGTGAGGCTAATGAGTGGCTTGTGGCTATTTACAATAACAATGAGCAAATTACTTTTACATTGCCGCCAGCATTGTCTTATGAAAAGGCTGATGCTCTAATGGAAAAAGTTAAAGCTGCTGGTGTTGTTGATTTAACCTTGTGGGATGCCTCGCCTGAGCACATTTGGGCTTATGATTGTTACCAGCAAACAGAAGAAGAGGCTAGAGCGGAGCAGTTGGCTGAACAGGAGTCTGAGTTTATTAGCGGCTATATTATTGCTGGTGGTAATCAGTGGGATGCTCAAACAGAATGGAATCAGCGTCAGGCTAATCAGTAATGGCTAGCTTTAGTACGGGCGAAGCAGCCGAGGTAATGCTTGAAAGTGGTAGCTACTTTACAGCCGCCACTTTAGGCGAAAAGCTTGGCGTTACCGCCAAAGAGGCGTCAGGCTTGCTCTATAACATCAGAAGTGGCTTGAAGTATGAAACGATTGAAACTGAACTGCCAAATAGAAAGGTTAAAGTAGTGGATGTTTCAGGCCGCAAGATTAAAGGGAGTTTGTGGCGCTTAGCGCTAGGACTTCCCAGCAATAGAAAACTAACAAATAAACTAACGGGGTAAATTAAAATGAGCGATAGCACTAGTCAAAAGCCACCAAGCGGCACAATGAGGATCAGCATTAACGGTCTTCGTAGCGGTATGACAGAAGACTATAACGAGCTTTCTTCGTTCCTACATCAAATAATCAAGAAAACAGATGATAACTACTTGAGCGGTTTATTTGATAAAGATGAGCTTATTTCGCTGGCGGATAAGGTGGGGCAAAACATAGGCATTTTTAACTGTGTATCTAGTGATAAAGAGTCTGATTTTGATGATATGTCAGAGCGCCTAACAATCGATTTTTTGAGTGATAAGCATGAATAGAGATAACAAGGAGAAAGCGAAAATTGCCGAGCTTGAATTGCAGCTAGCTAACACACACAAAAAAAACAAAGGTGGTCGCTTAATAAAAAGATCTGAGCTACAGAGGTTATTAGGCATAAGTAGCGTCACTCTTTATCGGTGGCTTAGAAAAGGGGTTTTTCCTGCTCCTGATGCTGTTGCTGGCGATAAATCTTACTGGTTGCTTAGTAGTTTTGAGGCTTGGGTGGATGGAGGCTCTAAAAATGAATAACCTCGCTATCACTGATGAATACATCAACAATTTATTTAAAGGTACTAACTTTGGTGATCCTATTAATAAATGTGTTGTAAAAAAGCGTGAGCAGATAGCTAAAACCTTGCGCAACTTACGTGACGGCTACTGGGCTGGTCACACTGCTTATCATATTGTTGTTAACGGTGGCCTTATCGAAGATGGCAAGAAAAGCGAGGCTAAAGTGTTAACTGAGCTGGGTGAGTTGTTTCTCAAGGATATCTACTTAAACAAATAAGAGTAAATTATGGAAAAATTATTTTATTTAACAAGTCGCCATGGTGATACTGGCGATGTGATTATGTTTCACTGCATAAATGGGAAGGGGTACGGCACTGATCTCACTAAAGCCCATAAATTCACATTGGAAGAGGCTCAAAAAGCGCTAGGGCACGATATTAATTCATTGCCTTTATTTGTTGATGAAGTGGACAGGGTGGCTATTAAGTCGGTTGATCATCAACACATCAAAGAGCCAGAAGCAAAAGATTTGAATGACAAGTACGTTGTTCAAGTAGCGCGTAAATGGAACGGTAATGATATCGCCTTTGTTAAAGGCCGTAGTGATACGTTTAACTATGATGAAGCTGAAATATTTACCTATGACGAGGCTATGAGAGAGTTTTCAGGCACCAAAGACATAATCCTGCCTAAATCATACCTTGATACTATTTGTCGTCCTGTTATTCATCGTCAGCAAGTTAATACTCGAAAAATGATTACGGGCGCAGGCATCAAATACAAAAAACCGCGCAAGAAAAAGGAAACAACAGGTAAAACACGCTGGAATTGTCCTAGCTGTGGTCGCATGGTTTGGCAGTTTAACCCTTATGATTTTGATGGTTGTAACAATACTAGCTGTGAAGAGTGGGCAGCTTTAACGTGTGCAGGGAGTAGTTACTAATGAGTAAAATATCAAAAGAGGGCTTTTTAGAAAACGTAGCCAATCACACGATGACCGTACATCAAGATAATGGTGTTTATCGACATCTTGAGTTTTCTAATAACGGCTCATCCAATCAAAAGTTTAGCTTAGTTACCTATCCGCATCATTTGGTTTTTTCTGGCGATATGGGCACTTATGTTTTTAGTCGTGTTGAGGATATGTTTAGATTTTTTCGTAATGAAGAATTAATTATTAATGCTTATTATTGGTCGGAAAAGGTGCAGTCCACCTCTAGGAATGGTGGCTTAAAAACGTTTGACTCTAGCCTTGTTATGAAGTCCATAGAGAGTAGGGTTGACACTATTTGTGATGAGATAGAGGGGTATTTTGAGGATTACCAAGGGAGTGAGTACTCTACAGAAAATGACTTTGAGGCAGCATTTCGCGCCGAAGTAAAAGATCATTTCAAATACAAAGATATGGACGAATACAGGTATATTTCATCTATCGATAGTTTTAATTCAGGGGTCATCAATAAGTTAGATTTTATTGATTGCTGGGAGTGGATGGATAGCGAAACTTTTTCAAGTCGCTACTTATGGTGCTGTTATGCGGTTGTATGGGGGATTCAACAGTACGATAAGTTGAATAAGTCTGTTGATGAATTCTGCAATGAACCCCATGTATTTTCGACCTCAGTAAAAGTAACGACGACCGATTAGTGTGACTGTCACGGTTAAATCAAATCAATTCGCGTGACCGTCACGCAACAAGAAAGTAATAAATTATGGCTAAAAAAGAAAAAACCGAAGAGCAGAAGGCGAAGATACGCGAACAAGGCAAATTGCGCAAGCGAAAGCAGCGCGAAAAAGCCAAAGAGAAAGCGCTCGCTGAACAAAATGGGCAGGAGCCAGTAGTCAGCGATCCCTTAACTAAGAATTCTTTATCTGCTGGCGGAAAAGGTATTAGTGACACGGAAAGCAAGCAGCTCCAAGAGCAAGCAACTGCCAGAGGGTATGATTGCACTACAGAGTACCTAATGACCTTAATGAGAGTTGATGGCGATAGGATAAAGCACGATCAGAAGGCTATCGGAACATGTAATAGCTGCAAACTTCCACTTCCCGAAGGTTGTGGCAGTGTATTTAAAGGTCAGTTCGACTGTAGTTATATTCACGGCTTGCCGTTGGTTTCTTTAAAGGATTGTAATCGTGCCTAAAACCTTAACTACTGATGAGTTTATAGCCAGAGCAATCGAGCGTTACGGTGATGATTATGACTACAGTAGGGTTGTGTACGTTAACTCCAAATCAAAGATAAAGCTCGCCTGCTCGAAAGGGCATAAGTATCAGCAACAGGCTGGTAAGCATATGACGGGCACTGGTTGCCCTAAGTGCGCAGATATCAGAAAAAAAGAGATGGCAGAGTCTTGGTATACCGAGAGAAATGTTAAAAAACAATAAAAGGAAAATAAAATGTCTGAGAAAACAAATGTACTTAGGTATAAATACTGTGAAGATGAAGGGCTAGTTTCTATCTTTGTTGGTGATACGCTTATAACGGAATTGTCTGACGAGAACGATAATCCTGATGGTGTTTTTAGTTGGTTTGTTAATACGTATTCTAAGACAAATTTAGCATTGAATTATACTGGCTATATTGACTGGAAAGAACCAGAAACTACGCCCGTTGTTAATGTTGGTGCCGAGAAAGAGTTTTGGGTTGCTGTCGAGGTTAACAGTCCTAAATTCGACAAGCCAAAAGTAATGACCTTTTTAGCTCAGTACCAAAACCGACCATATAAAAATGGGGATGAAGATTTGTATGGCGATGATGCACTAGTGAATACAGATGGTGAGTATGTTAATTCTGTTGGCTGGGTGACTTGTCAGTCTCATTATGAATTCGACAACTACTACGAGTTAATAACTTTTAATGAAAGCTACAAGCTTCTTGGGTGGGCTGAATATGTTCCGCCAGCTTTTTCAAAGTCAACCAATGAACTAACAAAATAACTAGGAATTAAAACTAATGGGTAGCCTCTTTCCAATCAAAAAAGAATATCCCTTATGGTATTTTAATAAAAGGGGCGACAGCGATAAACAGTTCGTATTAGACCGCATGTTTTTTATTCCTGATGAGTTAAAAGAGCAAGTATCAGATAAATACGAAAACATCTACAGAGATAACAAACCAGATTTTAGAGGTAGAGCAAATAAATATCTACACAATGAAGCGATAAAGCATAAGGAAAAAAGTAAAAAGCTGAACGCTCCTACTCTCAAAAAAGATATATAGACCATAAACAGCAAGTAGAAAACATAAAAAAGCCAGATACTCTATTGTAGCTGGCTTTTCTAATTGCCATTATCCGTGAAATAACAAGTACCACAAAACACAGGAGTAATTTTACTTGCAAGTATATTATCACCTGTATTATATTGGTCTAATCTATTAGAAATATATAAGGGTAATGATGTCCGTAAAATTTAATGAGGCGCAATTGCTCGTTGCCTTCGAACAGCTAAATGTTAAAGAGCTGCATAGGCCAGCCTTGAGGGATGTTCTTCTTAATGGTTATACGAGCTACGCTGTCGAGAGGAAATATAACTTATCAACAACGACTATCAGTCAGAAAGTTAAGCGCCTTGAGGCGCATTCTGATACGTGCTACGCCTTTGTTGCTGCGGCATCTTCTAAAAACAGTTAGCGCTGTTTTTTGCTCGCTAGTCACGTACTAACAAATAAACTAACAGAGTTATACACAATCAATACAGCTAAATGAATTACATTTAACTTACAAGTAACATACAAAGGTGTGTCATGGCAAAAAGTGAAAAGGAAAAACGAGAGCAGGCGCTTGCAACTCAAAAGCGAGCAAGGCAGCGCGCTATAGATAAGGCAAATTCACCAGAGCAAAGGGAAAAGGCCAGAGCTAAAGCGATTGCATCACAAGAAAAGACCAGAGCTAAGCAGCAAACGCCAGAATATAAAGCCAAGCAAAAGGAAAAAGCTAAAATAGCATTTGATAAGAAAATAGCTAAAAATAAAAAAAGCTTCACTAAAATCGTAACGAGGAAGCCGATCAAATCAAAAGGATTGGCTGGCAAGTCGGTAAGTAGCAGTGAAAAAGCGCTACATAATAAAATGGCTGCTGTGGGCTGTATTGCTTGTATTAACGCTGGGATAACGACAGCTGGTGAGGGTAGTTATGTTTCAGTGCATCATTGCGATGGTAGAACGAAGCCGTATGCGCATGAACACTGTCTAGGGCTGTGCCAGTGGCATCATGACACGCCGATGACCAAAGAAATGCAAGCCCTCTATCCCGATGTGTTTCCTATCCATGCTAAAGGGGCGGAAGGCGGCAAGGCTTTGTGGGAGAAAGTTAACGGCACTCAAGAAGAGTTGATAATGCAGCTTTGGAAACTTATCGATTACAAGCCAGTTTACTCTAACCTGTTGCATACTAACAAATAAGCTAGTAGTATAAATCATAAGCAGTTTGGACGGCTGTTGAAGTCTCATGAAACTTTAGCCTAACTTGATTTTTCTCGTTAGGTTTTTTTTTGCCTTTGAATTATCATTGTACTAACAAATAAACCAAAGGCTTAAAATGACAAACAACGATAAGAAAATATATTGCGTGTCTACCATAGGCGGCTCCCCTTGTGGTGTGCTTGCGTCATGGCGCTCTGGTCAGTTAAGTATTGTTAAAGTTGATACGTTTCCTGTTGGTGTTGCTGGCTATAAAGAGCCAATAACCAAGATAGTAAAAGAGCGTGTCAAAAAAGGTTTTTTAGTTTTTATCGAGGAAGGTTTTTCAACGATAAAAGTTAGAGGTGCTTACCAGATAAGTATGGACACCATGGACGATGTGTCAGGTGTTACCGTTGTTAATATGGCGATGAAACAATACCGCGCTATGAATAGTGGCGGCGTTATCGTCTACGGCGAAAGTGTAGCAAGTTTAGCTATCCCCCAGTCAAATATTAATGAAGTTATCGACGATAAAGGCCGAACAGTATTCCAGCTCGAATGGGAGTCCATAAAAGCAAGTCACAGAGCCTTATTGCTCGTCATTTACGCTGTAGTTAGTAACAATCCTAGTCATTTGCCTGTACTTAAGGCGATGTTTGCCAGTGTAAAGGGTGCCAAGGAGGCGGTATCGCTACGCATTTCCGCTCAAAAGTCATCCTTAACTAAACATCATGAACAAAAGCACCATGACTTAATTAAGTCTCGAAACCTTGCTGACATTCACGATAATACTGGCATTCCAGAGGGCTTTACTTATGTCAAATAACTTAAGTCGCCTTTCTGATTTGAATATAGATGATCCTATTCTTAGGAATATCATGCACAGAGATTTGCTGGCGAGTGATAAGACGGACTGGATCGCTCGTTCTATGGCTGTCGATGAAGAGTATCGCCCTGAGCTGGCGTCCTATCGAATTTACGGCACGCCAGAGTGTCGCTGGGTGGTGTTGCTTATCGCTGGTCTTACTGATGAGCTAGATGCGCTGCCAGTAGGTGAGCCTTTGCTTTATCCGCCAGCGCATTTAATCCGCAAAAAAATTAAGTCGCATGGTGGTTAGTTGTGGCTGAATTTAATATGGACTTTGATTTCGAGGACATAGAGCCAAGAAAATTCAACGCCATGCATAATAAAATCGCCAAGGCTAACGCTAAGGCGCGTAAGTTTGGTAAGCGAACTTTAACGCCAGCGTTACTTAATGCAAAGAGTAACTTGCCGCTTTCAAGCTTAGGTAAAAAAAGTGATGGTACAGGCTTTACTACAGCTGATTTGGTGGACTTTAAGCGAGTAAAGGAATACTTAGGTAAGAAGTTCAACAAGAGTGAAAGAGGTATCACCTACGCTCAGATAGTTGCCAACTCTACCAAGAAAGATTTAGATCGCTCAAATAACCGTGTAAATGATGGGACAGGTGTTAAAAATGCCTCTCCTGTTGGTGTTATTGGTGACATATTCACGGTAAACGTTCAATCATCAGATGCGAGTACGACTGGCGGTGCATATCGCGTACAGATTCGCTTTGAATCTTGGTTTGATCGCATGAGTGATTCTGAGGGAACGGTCAAAGGTGATGAAAAAACAATAAGGAAGATCATATCGGACAATCTTTCCTTTGAGTGTAATTGTGGGCAGCATCAATATACTTATCGCTACTTAGCGACTGCTGGTAATTTTGCGTTATCCCCTAAAGAGTATGCTTTCCCTAAGATTAGAAACCCCCACGGTGAAGGGGTGGCATGTAAGCACGTTTTACTTGCGTTAAATAAGCTTAAGTCGGTTAGCTGGATTAAACTTATCGCAAAAACCATGGCTAAGGCAGCAGCTAAAGTCGGCTATGGCGATAAGAATAAATTTTACTTCGAAAAAGATGAGATAAAAAAAGCCAATAGTTTATCTCGTCGTGGTGCTCTTGACTCTGAACGAGAGAAGAAAGCCTTTGAAAAGCATTTAAGGAATAAGGTTCGGCTCGCTAACAGAATAAAAAAAGATGCAAATAAACTGCAAACGTTGCAGACACAGCTTAAGCGAGCTAGGGCGCAAAATCAGAAGCTTAAAGATAAAAAGATATCAGATTCCTACAAGTCGTTTTCAGAAGGCGCTAAAGCGTTTGGTGCCTCAAATGAAGATATATTAAGTCGGTTTGCAGAGAAGCAGAAGTTATCTAAAGCAAACTTAAATAGATTAAAGGGTAAGTTGAAAGGGTAATTCAATGACAATGCGCTCAAAGAATCGCAATAACACTAAGTTAAATAAAATATTGCGCGACAGTGAAATAAAAAAGATAGAAAAAGATCCGAATGCCTACGATGCTATCTTATGGCCTTCTATAACTGTTGAGGCTACTGCGCCAGCTGCGGAAAGTCACTATGAAGAAGATGCCCCCTTAGTGCTTGATGAGGTTGAGAATGAAACTGATCTAGGTGAGCCTGAGCTAATTGTTATGGTTGATATGCCTAGCAGTGTGAGTTATTTGACGTTATCTACTGATGATAGTGATATAACAGGCGGTGCAAATGAGCCTATAGCCGTTAAAATCAATAAACGCAATGTACCCGAAGGTAGTGCCATCATGTTTAATGTGATGAACTCTAAACGAAAGAGTATTTCGGTTTTTTATTCGGTTCATAAAGTAAGAGCTACAGATAACCAAGGTCTAAACCATATTTACTACCTATTACCTTTTACGGGCGATAGTGATGAGCTGCCAGCTATTTCATAACTAGGTAGTGTGGTTTTTATCAATGCGATGTATCATCTAACAAAATTAACAAACATTTTAAAACACAGGTGCCTTGTCAGTGAAAATAACAAGTGAAATGCGAGAGACAACCAATTTAACCGATGTCGACAAGGCTTTTGGTAAGTGGCTACGTCAGGCGTTTGAGAATACCGTTATTACTGATGCAGATCGCAAAGAAAATTTAGCAGCAATTAAGTTCTTAAAAAGACCAGCAATAGAAAAGGTGGTCTTATTTGATGATCATGGTTCTCCTTCTGAATTTGTTGACCGATTCGAGAGAGCGGCGAAAAGTAAAGGGATTGAGGCGAGTGTCTTGCCAGCGGTTTATTATACGTCAGGCAGTGTTATTGATTCGGCAGCTTTAACTGATCATATCCCTGTTCTTTTAGATAGCTTCGAGTCGACAGAGGGTGGCTGGGACGTTGAAACGTTCATTGATAAAGTGGCACTATCTTATCGCGTTGTTGTCTGCGCTTGGGATAACCCCACTTTAACGGCTTTAACGCTGGCGTTACGTTCTTTCTTGCGTCAGTCGATGCTTGTGCGTCATGCAAGCCAGTATTTTAAGGATTCAGTGGCCTATGAGAAGTACGGTGTATCTACAAGGTTCAAGGCTAAAACGATGCTGATGGGTATGCCTGTTACACTTGATGTCGACATTGATTCACTAGGTAGTGAAATGATGAGTAAAGTGATCTCTGATTCTCAATCAAAACGCCTGCTAAGTAATGAAATAACGATAAGTGTTATCGCTGATACTGTGACCGCCTTTTCTTTTCCAAATACAGCGATGCGCTACGAAGGCTCGCTTAAAGAGTTAATTACATAATGCTAAATGAAGCACTTGTTAGGTCTATAAAGTGTAATGGTGTATTGGTTGATCCGATACTAATGCTAAGTTGTGCCTATATTGAATTCATGAGCCTTGATGGCGCACAGCTTATGCTTGAGTTTACTGATGCAGGCTCGCTTATTCGTGATGATTACGGCTTTAAGTCTGGCGCTATTATTGAGATTGTATTCGATGACTTTAGTAACGATTCGTTTACTGAGGAATTTGAGGTATTAACCGTTAATCCTGCTGGTGGTAATGTCATTGTAGTGAATGCCCTTCAAAAAAATGTTTCTCTTTCCAAGGTGCCAGCAAGAAGACCTCTATTTTTTGTTGATGAATCGGCTTCAACCATAATCAAAACTTTGCTGCCTGATGTTGGTGAGTGGGAAGAAGAGGCTATCAGTGGCTTGTATACCTATCACTTATTACAAGATTCTACGCCAAGCCAGCTCATTAGAAAAATAGAGCGCGACTTGGGGGTTAGCGTTTTTATTGTGCGAGGGGTTGGTTATATCAAAAGCTGTCAGAGCATTGTTGATCAAGAAAAGATTGTAACGCTTGAATACAACAATCCTGCTGCTGAGCGCCCTATCTCTGCGCTATCACCTTTCGATCTCTCTAAGGTATGGGCTAGGGAAGTAGGCAAGGCTTATTTTTCGTGGTCTATGGTTGGCGGAATGGTAGGAGATGAATCGCTAGACGGCACGCCGCTATTTGTGCCTCATCGCTCTGTTCCGCAGCTTGAAAAGTTAAGTAAGCAATTTTTGCCAGCACTCAATTTAAACTCATTTGGTTCGCTGCAAATGTCGCCTAGTAAAAAGATTGAAATGATATTTCATCGCCATAACACCGAAAGAGTTATTGATGAAAGCCTACCTGATGAGGGAATTATTAGTCGCATTACTCATTATCAATTAGGGCTTGTTTATTCTTGTAATATAGAGGTTTCAACCTATGAACAGTTTTAATGAGCAGGCGAGCAACGCAAAAGGCTTGCTGCACGGCGAGTATAGGGCTGTCGTTGTTAGCACCGAAGATCCAGCGCAGTTGATGAGGGCAAAAGTGCGCCTGCTATCAGTGTGGGATGATTTAACTGATGATGTGCTGCCATGGGCTGAGTATAAGCTTCCGATAGGTGCGAGAATGAATGAGGGCGGCTTTGAGCCTTGTCTTGTTGATGATTATGTATGGGTCGATTTTATCAATGGTGATACTCGCCTTCCACGTATAACAGGAAGTTGTCACTATGCGCCAGATGGTATACCTAACATGCCTCATGAGGCATTTGCTGGCGAAGAAAAACATACTCACTTACGCCACGCTGACGAGCCTACGCCGCCAGTGCCTCAATACCATGATGCAGTGGTCTTTAGTCGATTTGGTGTATTGATAGAAATAGCGCCCGACTCAAGTTACCGATTAACGCATAAGGCGAGTGGCACATCATTTGAGTTTACGAATGAAGGCCATAGCGTATTACATACAGAAGGTGACACTTACCGTAGTGGTACGGGTAAGCTTCAAGAGAATATCGAAGGTAACTGGGTGATGAATGTCGGCGGCACCACTACGATCAATTCAACAGGCCATGTAAAAGTAATCGCCCCTACAATAGATGTAGGTAGCGAAGGGTTAGAGCCTGCTGTGATGGGTGATAAGTTGGTTGCATTGCTTAGGCATATAATCGAAACCTTTAACACTCATACGGTCATAGGAAATCTAGGTTCACCCACTTCAACGCCAACCAAGATAATGACATTTGAAGATGTTTTATCAGGAACAGTGAAGGTACAAGAATAATGCCCCTAAATGCTGCTGGTGTTGCTTCCAGTATTAATAGTGCGTACCAAGACGTTATATCAACTAATGACGTCAATACTTCGCTAAATCTCATGAAGTCAGCGTGGCAGAACGCTTATCATGGCGATGCTAGTGCTAGTGTGAATCCTATTGCGACTGGTGCAGGCTCAGCTGGGGTTATTGGCGCTGCTTATGCTGGCCTAACGGGTAGTGTGACGAATAATGTTGATGTATTGGCGCAAATGTTTGCCGATTACTGGGCTACTTCACATTTAGCGCCTGTGCCGCCGTGCGTGTCTATTTTAGGGAATGATGCGGCGACGAAAGTGGGCGCTTATAAAGCGGCTATTATGGGTGTTATTACGACTAGTGAGTCAACGCCATATTTTGAGGCGTTGTTTGTTGCAGTGGAGTCTGTGACAAAAACAATAATATGGTCGGGCGTCACAAATCTAGGTGCGCCATTAACGGGAAGTGTTTCTTGATTTGGCGTTTTTATTTAAGATTAAGAATACTAACAAATAAACTAAAGGTTGTTAAATATGAATATAAAAAAGATAGTGGGTTACGGGTTAATTAGCATCTTTCATTTAGATATGATCATCAAAGATGTTTGTGAAACGCTGGGTAATGGTGGTAACGACAACGCCGATATCGCCATGAAAGAGATTTGTGCTCAAGAAACGTTATTAGGTGGCTGTAAAGACCGCAGTGTTTACGGTCAAGGCGCTGGCGTAACCCAGTTTGATCGCATAGGGTTTCTTGATGTTCGCAAGCGAGTTAGAGAGAAAGACCGCCAAAAGGTTATTAAGCGCTATGGTATTGATGTTAAAACAGTCCAGTTGCGTGAGTTAGATTTTAATCCACTACTTGCAATAATATTCACTCGCCTTAAGTACTTAAAGATAACAGCCCCTATACCTATCACATTAGAAGGGCGTGCTGATTATTGGAAAGATAATCATAACTCTGAGGCAGGCGCAGGAAAGCCCGAAGAATATGTTGCTAATGCTAACCGACTAATTTACAACGAGGCTGCTTAATATGGAATGGCTTACCAGTTTATTTAACGGTGCTACAGCTGGTGTTGGTGGTGTGATCACTGGCGCTATAGGTGGGGTTTTTGGTCAGATAGGTAAGTACTATCAAGAAAAGCTACGCCAGAGCCACGAAAAAGACAAGTGGAAGCATGATAAGGAGATGGCAAGCCTAGATATTAGTGCTAGGGCAGATATAGCCAAAGGCGAGGCGCTAAGCAACTCCATTGAGTCAGATGCAAGCCTCTCTAATAGTAATACATCACCATGGGCTAATAATATAAAAGTGGTGTTTAGGCCATTCTTAACGACCTTATTGATTTTTGTAGCTACCTTGATGTTTCTATCTATTATGTCAGCTTTTTCAGATAAGGCGCATTCACTTAATAACGCCTTTTCTACTGGTGAAATGCGAGAGATTATTAGGTATATGATTTACACGGTATTCTATACGGCTTCGACTGCGGCAATGTGGTGGTTCTGCGATAGGGCATTAACGCCTAAATTTGCAAAATAACATTCCTAACACCCAAGAAACACAATTAAATGTTATTTGTGTTTCTTGAGTGTTTTATTTGTCACTCTTTCTTAAGTAATCCTATTACCTTAAACTCAGATATCCCAGTACTTTCAATAAAGTCACCTAGATAGCCTAAGCCGTCCCATTCTTTCAGGTGGTTAATTCCTCTCGACGTCTTCACTAAAAAAACTGTTTCTTTATTGGTTGATATACCAAATAGCATGTACTTCTCACTATCATTCTTTTGCGCTACCACCTCGCCAATACCGCCAGATCCTACTAAATCCTTAAATACGCCTAGTGTTACGAATTTTTGCTCCATGTGTTTATCTCACTACCTTGCTTTAATTTAAGTCAAATATAACATTTGAAGCACTCATATGAAAGATTTGATTGATTGCAAAATTTATTCATAGTTTTGCTTTTTTTTAGTTGTTGGTTTTTCTCAGTAATATTTTTCTCTCGTTTTAGACTACAAAAGTCAAGGCGTTTTTGCCTTTACTTATGTACTAACATTATTAACAGGAACGTCTAAAATGAATGACAAGATGAAGTTACATGCACGCGAGGGCGATATTGCTATCCGTGCTACACAAATGAAAAATGCTGTGGTTAATCCTCAGTTTGAAGGCGGCGCTTTAATTGCTGACAAAAAGGCGCGTTATGGTGCTGTAGCGTTAATGCTAGCAAGTACTGCTGGTATCGGTAGCTTATCGGAAGCCGAAGCAAACGTTATCGCGCCTGCGTGGGGTTCTGCACTTGAAAACTATGCAATGGACAATAACGGTGAAGCACCATCAAATGAGCTTTTAGCTGCCGCACATAAGACAGCTGAAAACTTAATGGGTTTAATGAAAACCCCTTCTAACTCACAAGCAGGCTTGATGCTTGCGAGTGCTGAAACCTCTTTATCGACTTCTGATGGTGTGCTTGAGCGTGCTCGCGTTGTTGCAACGGTTTTACCCGTTTACTTGAAGTGTGCAACTAACCATGCGGTGACATTGATCCCAGCTGGTAAAGATATTGCTGAAATCTTCCGTATCACCACTATTGCAGCGTCGACAAGTGGTGAGTACACACAAGGCACTATAATTGCCGAAGGCTCAATGGGTCAGTTTTCTCAGCAGCGCCAGCGATACCCTTTTCCTGCTGGTGAGCAGCCTCAAGCGGCTAAGCAGCAATTTACTTTTGATACCGCCACTGATTTACCTTCACTTAAGAAGCATGAAATCAAAGCCGACAGTGTTGTCATTTATCATGATCGCATTCCTGTCGCACAAGAAAAAGATGGTGTGTTATTTGGAAAAATTGGTAATACAACCTTATCTGGTACGGTAGATCATAGCGGCGGCAGTGTCGTGCTAAACAGCTCTGCGGCAATTACCACAGGTGAGCTTCATTTCCAATTTGAAATAGACATCGAAACTAACCCTTCCTTAATCCCTACAGTCAGCCACAAGATGTCTGTTGTAGAAGTTAAGCCGTATGAAGTTAGCATCAATAGCCAAGCAAGCATCCAATCGCTGCATAAAATGCGCCGCGAGCATAACATTGACATTGAGTCACTGTTAATCAATTCAATGTCTAACTTGATTGCTTACGAAACTGATACACGCCGCTTACGTGATATGGCTTTTGCTGCAACTAGAACTGGTGTGTTCAACAAACACGTTCCTGCTGGCGCTTACTTCCGTGAAAAATACGAAGAGTTCGGCGAGTTCATGACTGCGCTTGATGCAGAAGTAACTAACGCTAACAAAAAGTCGGGAATTATCGGCGCTTATGTTGGTTTAGGTGCTAGTGCATTCCTTCAAGCGTTAGGCTCTGATTTCTTTAAGCCAGTACCTAATTACAAGCGTGTTCCACAAGTGCATTTAACTGGCATGTTATTCGGTAAATACCGCATCTATGAAGTGCCTGTTCCATTAGATGATTTAGGTACTAACGATATCTTGTGGTACGCGAAAGGTAGTAACCATGGCGACTCTGGCTATGTTGCTGGTACTGCAATCCCACCAATCTCGTTTAAGCATGATGTTGGCGGCAACTTGGTTCACTCAGACACCATGTGGGGCAGCGAATACGGTCAAGTTCATCCTGATAATGGATCTGCTTACTTCGCTAAGACCACTATCACAAACATAGCGTCTTAATTAGTTAATCAATAACTAATAAACCCATTCATCAAGGGGTGTATTGCCCCTTGATTTTCGGAGAATTCAAACATGAAAAAAAATAAAGTAGCGCTGGCGATTATGAACAGCTCTGGCTTTTCCCTTAGTGTTTTAGGCTTAAATATCTTGCCGTATAACGAAGCACCCGAAGGACAAAAGTTTGAGCTGGACATAACTACCGCTAAAGCTGTGAAAGCCAATATTAAGGCCGTTAACAGTGCAATTGATTGTGACATCATTCCGCTTGAAGAAAAATCTGCTGAGCAGCTGGCTGTCGATGTTGCAAGTGTTGAGTTAGGTGAAGCCCAAGTTATTGCTGATAACTTAAAAGAGCAGGCCGAAGCATTAAATGCAAAAGGCATTGCTGCTATTGAATTCGCTGAATCAAAGCAAATTGCTTTTGATGAGGCTATGGCAGCTCTTGAGGCTTCTCAAAAAAAAGAGCCTACACAAGAAGAGCTTGACGCAAAAGCCGAAGCCGATGCAAAAGCCGAAGCTGATGCAAAAGCCGAAGCTGATGCAAAAGCCGAAGCTGATGCAAAAGCCGAAGCTGATGCAAAAGCCGAAGCTGATGCAAAAGCCGAAGCCGAAAATGCTGAAAGCACTAAAACAGCGACCAAAGCTAAAACGCCAGCTAAAACGCCAGCTAAAGCAAAAGCTAAAGCATCTAAAGCCACTGACACAAAGAAGGATGCTGAATAATGCAGATACCTTCTAGCTTGTCTCAAGTAGCTCAAACGGTTATTAATGCCATTAACTCTAGCGGTACATTAACTGCTGGTGGTTTAGGTGCTAACAATCGATTTGGTGCAGTCGTAGTTTCGCCAAAAGGTAAACCTTTTGAAGTCTTAAGCGTCAATGAAGAAAACTGGCAGTCAGTGTTAGGTAAGCCATGGCACCCTAGTGTCGGTACTGATGCTGATTGTTTACGCCAGTTGGGCGAGTCAGTTTCAGCGAGTGATGGTCGTGTTGTGCGTGTTGTCGCTTCTGATGCCTCGTTCCCAGTTATTCAGGCACATAATACAGGTGAAGCACAACCTACCACGGTATCAACTGATTCATATGGTACTCAGGTCGTTGCTATCTCAACGGCGTGGGCTGCTTTTTATGTGGTTGATGGCGACTCTGATCGCGTCCGTACTATTGATATCGTTAAAAATGATACAGATTCCACTATTGCCATCAAAGTAACGGAAGATGGTATTAATGGCGCTGTTGAGCTTGAAGATTGGGTTGTAAGCCTTGATGTTGAAGCTGTTGATGATGGTGGCGTTAACATGTTCATAGAAACACTTGTTAATCGCAGCTCAGTTATCAATGTTGCTTTACGTCCTGATGCTACTTTTGCAGAAGCTCAAGACTTAAATAAAGCATTCACTAAGCCCGTTGCTGGTGGCGCAATTGACGCTTCCGATATGATTAAAGCGCTTGATGTATTGCATTATTCAATGGAGTACTTAACTGCTTATGTTGCGATGGGCATGTATGACGCCACTTACCTAGCTAAGTTGGCAGATTACTCCACTGATCGCCTAATCGATAGTTTTGCCGATTTGGTGCCGTCGATTACCTATGCAGCTGCATTATTAGCAGCGCCAGCATTAGGTATCAACAACTACCATATGGCGCTATACCACTTCCCATACACTGCAAAAGATCCCTATTACGGTGGTCGTGCTATTTGGGGTTTGTCTGGCTCTGCCTTTGCCGCAAAAGCAAAAGGTCGTGACATTACAACAGGTGCTACGGTGGGTGTGCATTACTCTCCTGCTGGCGTTGATTTGGCGACGATTCAACGTGCTGATTTAATTCAAGTAAAAGGTGTAGGTATCCCCGATTACAGCGCAATGGTTGATGTTCGCATTAATAAAATTAACGTTGATAACGGACGCTTATTTATTGATGACGCCTTAACTCTGTGGGGTAAGCGTGATTACTTGCGATTCCAGCACGTAGGCTCTGTCTGTGATGAGTTTAGCAAGCAGTTTCATGCTGGTGCTAATGCATTACGCCACAAGCCAGATGGCATCACCAAAAAAGGCTTATCTCGATTACTTAACACAATCGGTGAGTCGTTTGTTACTTCGGGCGCGCTTGTTAAACCACGCAATCCTGATGATGACGGTGTTGAACCTTTCTGGTTTGAAGTAAAACAAACTGAGTTCGATCTTTGGACTTGTCGTTGGGGCTTATGTGTAACGGGTACTAACCGCCGCACGAAAGGCGAGCCTGTACTTATTAAATAAGGGGATATCTAAATGACATTATTTACACAAAGTTCATTTGGTGCAAATCCAATCATCCTACCTAAGACTGCTGAGCAGATTAGTAAAGATGAAGCGGAAGTAAAAGCAGCAGCAGAAGAAGCCTTAATGCTTGCTTCTGCTACAGAAGATGAGATGTCTTCGTCAGAAGATTACGCCGTTAAGCAATACCGCTTACAAGCTGCGTCAGTTGTTCTTGAATGGATTCATAATGGCGATAACTCTTTTGGTGAGTTTGAAGAGTTGGCGATCGGCCTTGCTGATCTCGATGATGATGGCGAAATCCAAGACGGTGAAGAAGCTCACTTTAATGATGTGATCGGCCTTATGGCTGATGCACTTGTTAGTTTTGGTGCTGGTGAAGCAGATGTGTCTGCATTCATTGATGATGAAAGTGACGATAAAGGCGAGTTAATCGCTTTCTCACTCTCTGAAAAGCTACCAAAAGCAAGCGATGAAGACGCGAGCGAAGAGCTTATGATCAACTTTATGTCTGGCGGCGAGCTAATGCTTGCAGCTGTGCAAAAGGTTATTCGTAACGGTACGGTCAAACTAGTTAAAAAACGCCCTAAAAAGCGCCGTATGTCTAGTGCTCAACGTGCTGGCCTTAAAAAAGCCCGTCGAAGCGCTCATAAAGCTGGCGCGAAGTTGAACCGTAAAAAGTCTATGCGACTTCGTAAATCAAGAGGCTTATAGAAAATGGCACGGTATGGCGTTATCAACGATAACAGCATCTCAGAAGCGTTAAAGGTTTCTGTGCAGCAACAGATTGAAGGTGACGTCACTACCGTTATTGGCTATTTGGGTGAAGGCTCAAGCAAAGACTTGCAATCTAACTGGGACAGTCCTTTTGAGGGCGATAGTGCTGGTCAGAATGCAAGTCGAGTTGCTGGCGGTGTTCAGACACTTACGCAAGGTGAGAATAACGCTGGATTAACGAGCGTTTCAAGCTTTAACAGTAAGCAAGTCTGGTCAGGTAATGCCCCGATGACATTTAACGTAGTGATGGTTTTTAAGGCATCTAGTGATCCTAAGAATGAAGTCAACAACGCGATAATGGCATTGGAGCGCATGGCTAGCCCTGAGCTGAATGAAAATTTTGTCGGTGGTAGAACACCACAATCGATAACGTTAAACATCGGTAGAACAAACCTATACACCGATATTGTTATTGAGAGTGTTAGCTCTGAGCTTGACGCATCCAAAACCGATGAAGGCTACTTTTTATCAAACACGGTCACATTAACGTTAACCGCGAAAAACGTGATCAATCGCTCGCGCATACAATCAACATTTAATTAAAGGTAAAGAAAATGGCTGCTACCGAAGGTAATAAAGGCTTTGTTAAAAGGCTGTATAACTCAGAAAAGGCAATCGGCACAAAACTAAAAAGTAATGAATTTAAGTTCACTATCGCTGGTTATGAAGGTTTAACGGCAATGTTCCGCACTGCTCAATGGCCTAAAACGCAACGTGAAGTTATTGACGAAAAAGGTCATGGTGGTGTGGGTATTCCAGAATACGGTATGCTTCAAAACAGTGGTGAGATTGTTGTTACTGCTGTTGAAAACGTAAGAGGCGACTTACTCAGCGCCCTTCGTGGTATTATCGAAAGAGCTGAGAAGGTCAACTGCACCATGGAGGCCGCGCCAGAGTCGACAGAAGGTGAGTCACCAGAAGCTTTAGTTCGTAACTTAGAAGACTGCTTATTGACGTCAGATGCCTTTGATGGCTCTACTGATGACACAGCAGCACTTGTTAAGCCGTCTATTACAATAACTTACGGCTGGGCAGAATAACCAATGACTCCAAATCAATTATTATCGCTTGTTGTGCTGGGTTTCCCTATTTTATTAATAGACGATTCAGACCAATTGGAAGCCATTCTTTTACGGGCATTAACGACTTATCAAACTAAGTTCGGTAAACGTAAATCAGTAAAGATTGATGTTGATTTGGAGTCGGGTTTATCAAGTTCTTTGCCAGATGATTATCTACAGAGAATTTGCTTAACCGATGGTGTGGGTAATGGCTATTATAGCCAACTCACTCAAGTCAATGAAGAGAAATACCTTGAGGTAGAGGTTGATGCTCAATTTAAAGCGCCAGCTACCTTGTTGTATTTTGTTGACTTGGCTGGCATGGATCATAGTGAAGATGAACTGCCACCAGAAAGCATCCCTATGCTGCAAGATTATTTAGATGTCTTGATACGTATTCCTAACAACGAAGTTAAATCAGCCTTAGCGGCGCGTGATGAAATAGCTGATCCAACTATTGAAGATAATGCCACGCTTTTAGCAAGAAAACTTGAACTAGAAAAAAATATGGTTGATTCCGCGCCACCACTACCACTATCGAGCTTTAGTTAATGAGTCAAGATCCCCTTTACAGGTTTCGCCGAGCTGCTTATAGAAAGCACCGAGAGCAGAAATACATGGAAGGCTGGCAATTTAAGGTTGTTGTGCCCAGTAGCGCTATAGATTTTGATTTGTTCGCTAAAGACATTAGCTATGGCGCTGTTGAAATAACGACAACAGAGAAGCGTGTCGGCGGTAACGTGATGACGTCACCAGAAAGTGCTGCCCCTGTTATTTTGGGCGTTACGATCCGAGATAACGAAAGAGGTGACTTTGCTACATGGTTCGATGAGCAAGCTGGCAAGATATTCAACTCTAACGGTACTAAAAACTTATCTCACACGTATGAGTTTGCCATAGAGATCCACACGTTACTTAAAGATGGTAGCACTGAGTTACGCGAGAGCTGGGTGGTTTTCCCTACTCTGCGAGGTGACAGAACGGAGAGCGTGGACGAGTTAGGCGCTTATGTATCTTATCCAATATCTTTTACTCAATCAGACTCATTAGGAGGTGGCTAAAAATGATTATCCCAGCCTTTACATTACCAACAGATAAAAGCAAAAGCATTACCTTTGATGTCCCTACAGTGCAAGTGTGCGTCGATTTCGCAGACTTATCGCCAGATATGGAGCAAGAGATAGCGACACGCTATTTAGACCGCTTAAATACGACTTATGACGCTGCTAAGCCAGAAACGTCATCATTGTATTGGACGGCTCAAGATAGAAAGGCGGCAATCTTTTGGATTTACTTGTATGTAACCGAAGATACTTCAACGTTGATCACTTACAAGTGCGGCTGTGGTGATAAGCACCATGTTGATTTTGACTTGCAGTTATTAGGCGACCAAGTAACGACTGGAAGTATTGAAAAGTCAGAAGTATCTACACTGGGGGAAAAGCTAGAGTATCGCATTACACCATTATTCGGATGGGCTGAGCAGCACTTAGAAGAGATGCGACTTTGCATTGATGAGGAAGCTACGCAAAAACAAAAGACCGAGATCAAAGTGATGCGTGTTTTATTGCAGTTTCTTCCTATTGATATGGTTAATAAGCCTGTGCCTGAATTGATTGAGCGATTAGAGTCATTAAAGGAAACTATGACAGTAATGGAGTTCGAACGGATTTCAAAAGAAACACAAAAGTATAACAAAAGAAACACCTTTGGACTTCCTATGAATGTCAACAGTGTGGGTGAGATGTCGGCTATCACGCCTGCATTTGATTGTACAAATGACGATAAGGAGGTAAGTGCAGCTAATAAGACTAGAGTGCATATGCCCTTTCGGTGTCACGACTACATTGCAAAGATTTAGCGGTGCTGGTTGGCAAACAATAATAGAAAATTTATGTATTAAAACTATCCCGAATCAGCCTATTGACTCAGTGCTAGCGAGTCAATTTCCGTTAATTGTTGATTTGAATACTGTGGTTGTTGATAGGTCTAAAAAGAAATGAAGATAAACGATAGTAATACAGAAGCAGAAACCAATATAAGCAATGCTCAAGCTGAAATTATTAGTGTCGGCAGCGCGCCTATATCAAGTGTTGAGGCAACAAGTGAAGTAGAGCGAATAGCTAGCCAGATTGAAATGTCAGCAAAAGAGCAGCTCGACAAGCTGGGTGATATTGAGAAGGCCATTGTCGGACTATCGCCAGCGGTTGAGCTTAAAAGAACCACTGCTGCTTTTGAGTCAGTCGATAACAGTAAAAAAAATAAAAACAGCATTGTTGCTGTTGAAAACAACCAGCAAGCCAAAGAAGCAGTAAAGAAAGCTGTATCGGCTGAAACAGTTTTATCATCACCTAGAAAAACAAGAAGTAAGGCCGACAACAAGCAGATCGTTGTTTCAGGAATTGACACGCCCAAAAGCAAAATAAACTCAAGCAAAGAAAAGGTTGTCAATAATAACACCTCTACTTCTGAGCGTATTGTTACAACCGAGGCGATAAAAAACACTAAAGCACTCACCAGTACCGCTAAGTCATTAGATGGCTTATACAAAGATGAGCGTGATCGCTGGCGTAATCAAGACGGTAGTTATGCATCAAAAGAAGCGATTGCCCAGCAAAAAGAAAGTAACAAAAGCGAAGATGATGACAAAAAAGGTCTGCTAGGTAGACTCGTTGAGGTGGCGGCTGGCAACAATGTTGCAGAAGACGGAAAAGGCGCATTAGGACGTATAGCGCTAGGCTCATTTTACGATATGGGTGTTGAGGCGATGGACATTGCTTCGGATGCTAAAGGCTATGCTCAAAGGGCTGGTGAGACATTTAAAAAAGGATCTTCTGATACTGACGATAAAGCAAGCACTCCCACTGAAAAAGCCGTTGTCGACAAGGTAAAGTCAGACGATGTTATCAAAGGGAAAGTTGAAGAAAAAGACGATATAAAAGGCGAATTAGATGAGCAGACCTCACTATTAAAAGAGATTGCAGACAAAGACTTTGGCGGCGGCGCTAGTAGTTCAATACTTGATGACTTGACTGATTTTTCAGGCTCTAGTAAGGGTAAGGGGCGCAAAAAAGGTAAGCGTGGTCGTATTGGTAGAGCTTTTGATAAATTAAAATCAAAATCTCCTAAGCTCGCTAAGGTGAGTGGTTTCTTAGGTACTGGCGTAGACAAGGTAAAAGGGTTATTTGGTCGTGGCGCTGCTTCTGGTGCTGCTCAATCTGCTGGCGCTGGCTCTAAAGCATTAAATTTTGCTGGTAAGGCATTATCAAAATTAGCGGTTCCTTTGGTCGTGGCGACAGCTGGTTTTACAAAACACCAAGAGTTAAAAGAACGCGAAGATCTTAGTGACAATCAAAAAAACACTGTTACCGCCTCTACTGCGGTAGGTGCTGGTGGTGGTGCATTGGCTGGTGCGGCGGCTGGTGCAGCTGTCGGCTCGCTGGTGCCGTTTGTTGGTACGTTGATTGGTGGCTTGATTGGTGGCGCGCTTGGCGCTTGGGCTGGCTCTGAGGGTGGCTCCATGGCTGGTGAGGCTGTTGCTTCAATGATGGAGAGTCCCGTTCAATCGGTAGAGTCAGTAAAGAAAAAAACGAATGCAGAAATTGAGCTGAATAATCCTTTTGGTGGGGCTACCGAAAAAAGCAAATCTAAAGCTACCTCAACCGTTGCCTCTACATCCGTGGATTTCTCGCCCGTAAATGGTAAGGCTCAGGGTGTTAACGGATTACCCCTGCAATCAAGCGAGGATAATAAGTTAAAAGCTTTGTCAGGTGCTTTAGCGCCAGCAGTTAACGATTTCAATCCTGAGTACGTCGAATCGATAAATACAACAAGTAAAAGTAAGTCGACAACCAACAATAACGCTAAAGAGTCTACAGTGGTAAGTAAGCATGATCCTGCGCTTATTGATGAGATGAAGAAGGTAAATAATCATCTAGCCAAGGCGAGCCAACAGGCGTCCAAAAAAGACAATAGAACGAGCGCCATTCCTTACACTATCCCTAAGTCATTTGATGACACTTATTTAAAGTCTTTAACCATGGATCTTCGCTAAATGAAAGAAATCGATTTTTTACTAGAGGTTAATTCGCTGGGTGTCATTACTTATGACGATGAACAGGCGGCTATCAATAATATTCGTGAGTGGGTTTTAACGCCTATGAATGATATATACGGCATGCCTTCATGGGGTAATCAATTCCACTTGTTTAGGCATTACCCAGCAAACGTAATATTAGAAATGCAAATAGAGGCGCATATTGTCATTAAGCTACCGATAGATATTCCTAGCGTGGTGATCACTGGCATAAAAGTGGTTGCTCAAGGTATTGATGACATCGTTGTAACAATAGGTACGCCTCAAGGCGCTATCACACAAAAATTAGCGGAACTGTAAGGTAATAAAATGCTCAATAAAGACGAAGTAAAACAAATTTTTGAAGATAACTTAAACCCACAGCCATGGTGGGCTAAGATGGTCGGTTCGCAATTTTCTAACGGCATAATTAACTTTATTTCACAGGTGGTTTATCGCTGTTTATCGTTAGTGAGTAGAGAGCTTGCCGAGGTGCATTTATCGCTTGCAATCAGAGCCTCAAGCATTCTTGCAGCGGCAGAGAATAAAGGCTATGTACGGGCTAAAATAACCCCTTCTATCGGCGCAATCACCCTTGTTAACAGTGATGAGTTGGCGATATTTGTCCATGAGGGCGCGGTATTGACATCAGCGGAAGGTGTGGGTTATGTGACGAGTGAAGCGGTTAATATTTTGGCAGGGCAGTCAGCTACCGTGCAAATAAAGCAACTAGTCAAAAAACGAATTTCTCAGGCTGTTGCTGGTGATACTAAATACCTTGAGGTTCAGCTATCTAAAGAGGATTCAGCAAAGACGCATAAACTTGATGTATTGATCGATGACGGCGGTACAGCAAAATGGACGCGTTCATTCTTGTTTCGCAGCGGTACGCCTACAAGTAAGTTTTACGTAGAGTTTTACACGCCGAGTGAGCAGCTAGGTGTTAGGTTTGGTAATGGCGTGATCGCAAAGCAAGTGCCAGACGGTGCAACTGTGCATTTAGATGCGTGGCTAACCGAAGGTGAAACAACATTGATCACAGGGCAGACGCTTTCTTTTAGTGATCCTAGTTTTAATAAGGTAACAGCAACCACCTCTTCACCTATTGTCGGCGGTTTGCCGCAGGAGTCTATAGAGAGTGTGAGAAAAGGCGCGCTATATTACTCAACGTTTAACGGCGAACTAGTATGGAGTGGCGACTATCGTGGCTATATCTCTTCGGCTTTACCAACTATTGAATGGATTAATGCATGGGGAGAGCAAGAGCAAGAGGCAGATACAGGTTTCTTGGTTGAGAATATAAATAAAGTTTTTATCTGTGCATACTCTCGCGTTTTTACTCAACCTGAACTTCATCAGCAAATTCGAGCTTTATTTACCGAGCAAGAGCTTTTTAATTTAAAGCTAACC